ATGACGCCAGAATTGATCATACTCCACCATTCTCGAACCAAAGACAGCAAAACCCTCTCCATGGGGGCCATTCGTCGTTTCCATATCGAGGTCAACGGGTGGGATGATATCGGGTATCACTTCGTTATCGAACAGATCAGAGATAGCTATGAAATCCTATTAGGCAGGATGCCCGACAGAATGGGTGCACACTGCCAAGGGCAGAACAGCAGATCCATAGGAATATGTTTTGTCGGCAACTTTGACTATTCCCCTCCTCCTCCAGATCAATGGTCCCGCGGGCTGGAACTGATTTCATTTCTTTTGAGACAATACAACCTCACACATGAAGACGTAAAGCCCCATAGCGACTTTAACACAACCAAAACTTGTCCCGGTCGGATGTTCGACATGGGGCTTTTTTGTGCCGAACTGAGGAGGCTCATAGAAAGCACATGAACGGCGAATACGAAATTGACAAAGATACATTCATGGGCCTGGACACATCAAAACAAAATTGGATGATGTATCAAACATTCAACAAATACCGCGTGGATTGCAATGAACGATTCAGCGAAAGCGAAAACCGGCTTGAAAAACTCGAAAACCGGAAAAGGTTTGATACCGCCGTTTCCGGTTCAGCAGGAGTTGTAGGCGGTTTTATAGCTATGGGCAGCATGTTGGTTGCCCGTGCTGTGGGATGGTTTAAATGAGTAACAGGCCAGAACGAATACGATATCGACACCTAACACCCGACGAGCGGTCTGTGGTCTGTAATGGGTGTGGACCCAAAGGCGGTTTTTTCCCAGTGCCTGAGTTTGTCTTCACTTCAGCGTGTGACCAGCACGATTTCAATTATTTTCTTGGAAGTACCCGAGCGCAACGGAAGAAAGCCGATCTACAGTTTTTAGCCGAAATGATAGCCGAGGCCGCAGGGGTGAAGAAATATATTTGGCTGGCAAGAATTTATTACCGGGCGGTCCGATGGTTTGGCGTATTTTGTTTTCACTGGTCGCGCCGGCAGAGGACAAAAAGAGACCTGAAGGCATACCTAAAAAAGCACGAACATATTTTAGAGGGGAGGCTTCCAAAATGAACACTTTTGTTAAGTTTTTACTGGTTCCTATCGTTTTGACTGCATTGACCGCCGTCATGTTCATTATTCCGTCATGTCAACACGTGGGTACGGCACCGCCGTCAGTGTGCGATCAGCCAGGGAGTGAAAAGTCCGTCATTTGCCAGGTGTGCTCGGAGATAGGAGTACAGGCCGAGGATATTGACCTACTCCTGCAGATAGCAGCTGTCCGGGCGCTTGATGAACACGGAAAGAAAGAGGCCCTGAAATTTTACGACGATGTCGAATTTTATCTCAAGACCACGGCCACATATCGAGGCCTGATTCGGTACGTTCAAGAACAGGTAGATATCACGGGCCCAGAACTCCTGATCATATCCCGGTATTTTCCCATGTTCGACTCGACGCGGTTTATTTCAACCTTCGACCGGAACTTGATCTTGACCCACATCGAACGGATAAAGGCGCTTTTGGATTAGTGCAACAAAAAGCAGCAATTTCAGCAAATGAAAAAGCTAAGCGAACAAAAGAAAAGATTTATGGATAACCTCCTGAATGGAATGGGAAAACAGGAGGCTTATGAAAAGGCAGGGTATAAGGCAAGGGGTAGGGCGGCGGCTTCTTGTGCAACAAAAGTGCTTAAAATTGCTGAGTTTGCAGCAATTTATAAGCAACGCAGAGAGGAGATCAGGGAAAAGGCCAGTGAAAAGGCACAGATAACCACAGAACGACTGATGGAAGAAGAAGCCAGGCTTGCATATTCTGACATTGGGGAACTTTACGGCGGGAAGTCTTTCATCCCACCAAACGAACTTCCTGAAGATGTCCGAAGGGCTGTTGCAGGTGTTAAAATTACAACACGCACATTTACCCCAAAGGGTAAGAAAAAACCAGTGACCGAAACAACCTATGAATACAAATTTTGGGATAAGGGAAAGGCCTTGGATCGTCTCCATAAAATAAAAGGGGATTACGAGCAAGACAACGCCCAAAAGGCGGATAAAATTGTCATCAACCCTGATCATAAGGTTAAGAAAGGCAAAAAGTGAACGAATCGGCAGGAAATGTTGAGGAGATACACTACGAAGCTCTTCCTACGATCCTAAAGTTCCACAATTCAAGCGCCAGGATTCGCGCCATGGTGGGGCCGGTCGGTAGTGGGAAGACAGTCGGCGCTGCGTGGGATATCTGTTATTACCTGCCATGGTTTTTGTATAACGAGTACAAAATACCCCACACGCGATGGGTGACAGTTAGAAACACCTACAAAGAACTCATTGATACAACCCAATCCAGCTACTTTGAATGGTTCTCCTGGGGCGATTATTACGGGAAACGGGAAATGTATACCCTCGAATATCCCAACGGACCCAAGTTGGAGATTCTTTTCCGCGCCTGCGACCAAAAAAAGCACGTTCGGCAGTTTAAATCCCTCGAAGTTACCGGCTATCATATCGATGAGTCTATTGAGGTTTCCAAAGATGTAAAGCTGATGCTTCGCAATCGTATAGGGCGATATCCGCGTATTAAGTGCCTGAAGTGTCAGACATTCATGAAGACCATTGAGGGCAGAGACGAGAATGGCGAAGTGACCGCTTTTTATCAATGCCCAAACTGTGATTATGTCCTTGACCCGGATATGCCTTTTAAATTCGGAATCGAGACAACCAACCCGCCGGACGTTGAGCACCCGACCTATTCAGAGTTCGATTGGGGCGATCAACCCCCTCCTGGACCCGTTACTGAGATAAAGCCCAAGAAAGGCTATGCCGGATTCTGGCAGCCACCCTATGAGAATAAAGCCAACCTGCCATTGCATTATTACCAGGATCTTATCGAGGACTATAAAGATCAGCAGGATTGGGCTGAAATGTATGTCCAGGGCAAGCCCGGGATCATCGTCAAGGGCAAGCTGGTTTACAACAATTTCAGGCGTAAGATTCACGTTTCCAATGATCCGCTCGTTTGGAATGGCGGTCATCTTTACAGGGGTTGGGATGATTCCGGCAACACACCGGCCTGTATTGTCGTTTCGGTTCCTTCTCCCATGCGCGAGCATGTTTTAAAGGAGTTTGTGCACGACAAGATGAATATCGTGGACTTTGCAAAATGGGTGGTTTCCGAGTGCAACCAGATATTTCCTAATGCCGATTGGACCGACTGGGACGATCCGGCAGGGTGGAATAAGTTTTCAAAGAAAGAAGGCGGTTTCACATCCAATGCTGAAATGATTCAGGAGGCAACAGGCATTGAAATGAACGCATCCGAGCAGAATCTGGATACGCGGATCAATTCAGTTGATGGCCAGTTGAATCTGATGGACGGAGTTCTTATAGACCCCAGTTGTGTGCGTCTTATCAACGGGTTCATGGGCGGGTATCACTATCCGGAGATCGGAACGACCGGGGAATATCACGACAAAATATCCAAAAACCGTTTTTCGCACGTTCAGGACGCCTTTCAGTATGTCAACGTCCGACTATTTAAGCAGAAACTGAAAACCAAGAAACACAGAAGAAGAAAAAAGAGGAGCGCAATGGCGGCGTAAAGAGTTTTAACAATTTGGGCTAACTTTGGGAGTCGCGACCCGGAGGACAGCAAAAGAATTAAGGGGGCAGTTCGGTGCCGAACCATCGAATTGCCCCCTTTTTTGTTGCCCGTAAGGACAAAGGATAAATGGCAGAACTTCAACGAGCACTTTCATACGATCAAGACGGGCAGCCGGTCATGGTGATTTTCAAGAAGAAAGCACCGGTTTTAACGTTTTCCGTCGAGAAAAAGACCATCGAGTCCTACATCATCGAGCAGAAAGACGCCTGGATGTACTCAAGGGATCACTATCCGGCCAAGATTCCAATCTTTCACGGTTGGAAGAAAAGGGGTCTTTTGGATGTGAACGGTAATCAACAAACTGTTCCGGATGTCACAGAACGGGTGGTCAGCTTCGATTATGCCATGAGGCTGAAAGCGAATGAACTTTGCTATCAGTTCGAACTGGGAGAGGCAACAACCCAGAGGTTCGCGCAGATCATATCCCTCATCGAGGACGGACTGGGCGATCTCATAGCCATGCCCCCGCAGAAAACGGAAGATAAAGTTTTTGGGGAGATCAAGCTATCGTCTCAAGGACAAGATTTCTATAACGACGCCACAGAGGAAGTGCCGATCACCGATAATGTAGTGAGTGGGTAAAAAATGGGCGCAGAAGAGTTTTACGACAACATAAGCAGGCATGACGGGGACGGACTCACACCAGAGCAACAAGTAGAGGATATTCCCCACAACACGGGTACTATCGGATCTCATTTCCTCGATAAAGATCCGCAAACCCAGAAGTATTTCCGCATGATCCGGTCCTGGCACAATTACGAACGGACCAAGCAGGCCGCGAATCGTGAAGAACGGATGAAGGACCATGATGTCCGTGATGGCGACCAATGGGATGAGGACGATAAGGAAGAGGTCGAGGCCAGGGGGCAGAAAGCGTCTGTGTTTAACCTGGTCAAGGGTACTTGCGATTGGATTACAGGCACGGAAAAGCGCACCAAGGTCGATTACGCCGTTCTTCCCAGGCGAAAAGAGGAAGCAAAAGAGGCCGAATCCAAGACCAAGATGTTCAAGTACACTTCCGATGTTTCGAAATTGACCTTTGCGCGGTCAGCAGCGTTTGCCGATGGGGTTATTTCCGGTCTGGGTTGGATTGATACCGGCATCAGGTCGGATGAAAGCGACGATCCGATCTATGTTCGATATGAGGACTGGCGAAACGTCTGGTACGACTCCCACGCGAAAGAGCGTGATTTGTCTGACGGTCGTTACCAATTCCGTACAAAGGCTGTGGATCTTGATGTAGCAGTGGCCATGTTTCCCGATAGAGCGGATGCGATCATGGCCTCCTTTCATCAAAATGAGCTCAGCGATGATGAATACGCAGAAACGGGTATCAATCCGGAAGAGGATGCTATTGCCGATCAGGGCGATGCTCTTGACGCCGGCGTGAAACGAGACAGGGTGAAGCTGATCTCCTGTGAATATCGCGTGCCTGCCAAGGTCAAGATCATTCGTGGAAAAGAACTGGGGTCGATAAATGGGTCTTTTTATGATGAGAAAAATGAAGGCATGGCCGGTCTCGTCGAATCAGGACACGCTTCTCTCTACGATGCGATCAAGATGGTTATGTGGAAGATGATCTTTGTGGGTAACTTCGTGCTGCAGAACAGAAAACGAGTTTACAACCACAATCATTTTTCCCTGGTTCCATTCTGGGGATTCCGGAAAAAAAGAGACAATTCGCCTTATGGTGCGGTCCGGAACATGCGCGACCCCCAGGACGATTTGAATAAGCGCCGATCAAAAGCCCTTTACATCCTATCCACGAAACAGGTCATCCATGAAGAAGATACGATTGAGGATGTTGATGACTTTGCAGAGGAGATTGCACGTCCTGATGGGATCGCAGAGGTAAAAAAAGGGGCTCTTTCAGGTAACAAGATCCAAATCAACGAGGAAAGAGGTCTGGCCATAGAGCATGTCAGGCTTATGGAGCAGGACCAACAATTTATTGAGGCCACCGGAGGCGTGACGGACGAAAATAAGGGGCAAGAGACCAATGCGACATCTGGCAAGGCGATTCTGGCCCGGCAGGAACAAGGACATGTCACAACCGCAGACCTGTTCGACAATTACCGGTACGCTTTTAAAACCCTTGGAGAAATTGTTCTTTCCCTGATGGAGCAGTTTTACTCAGAAGAAAAGACCATCCGGATTACCGGCAATGATGGACAGCCAGAATACGTCGAGATCAACAAACCTGGACAGGACGGGGAGAAGATCAATGATATTACATCCACCCAGGCTGACTTTATCATCGATGCGCAGGAATACAACGCCACTGTTCAGCTATCCATGGCCGAACGACTGGGCGACATGATTTCTAAGTTACCGCAGGAAGTATCGGTCTATCTCGTAGACCTTTGGATCGCTATGGCGCCAGGGCTGCCGGAAAAAGAAAGAGAGGTCGCACTTGAGAGGATCAGAGGCAAGCTAAATCTTACCGACCCTGATGAAGATCCGGATGATCCCAAGGTAAAGGCACGAAAAGAGGCACAGGCAGCTGAGATGGAGAAGCAGAAAGCCATTGAGGACCGTCTCATCGCTCTGGAAATGGCTTTGAAAGAAGCTGAGATCAAAGAGAAGGAAGCTGAAGCGGAAAAGGATTTCGCAGACGCCGATGCAAAACGGGCCGCAATCGGAAACAAAAATGAGGAGATGCGAATCAAGCGGGCAGAGGTCTTGGATAAAATCGAAACGCGGGAACAACAGTCAGCAGCGGAAGGCTAAACAGCCTGTGCTCTCCTTGGGCGTCCTCCCCGGTGGCCGAACAAGGTTCAGTCGACGCGGCAAACAAAGCCTGTTCGAAATGCACAGGCCAGAAGATTAAAGGGGAAGCGGCGCCCCTGATCTGAGAGTCTTTCAGAAGGCAAACAGGTAAAGGCCGGGGAAACACATAATAATCATAAAGGAGAGATCAAATGAAAACATTAGGCAACAGTGACGGAAATGGCGCGATGGAAAACGTATCAGACATTCAATTTTTTGGAAATCCGGACGCTTTCAAACTGATCTGCAAGGCATGGTCAGGTATTGAGGGGTGGATGAAGTCCACAAAGGCAATGGAGATCCCGGGAGCCGGTTGTTTGGTTCAAGTCACCACTCAACAGAAGAATCCCGATGGCAGTTATTCTATTGCTGAGGCTCTTACAGCCATTCCTGGTGTGAGGATTGTTGAAGATACCGGTCCCGATGGAACGGTTATATCAAGGCGGCTGGCCAGCGGGCATCCAATTTCACCACCTGTTATTGGCGGTTTACCAGAAGGTCAAGACAAAGGATTTGCCGAAACAAGTGACGATAAACCGGAGTCTAAAAAGAAGGCCGTGAAAAAACCCGCAAAGAAGACAGTGAAAAAATAATCATTCATTAAACCAAGGAGAAAGGGAAATGGGAACAAATGACGAACAACATGAAGGACTCAGTGAAGAGGAAATCGCTGCGCTTGAGGACGATGAATCAGAAGTCGAAGGGTCTGGGGGTGATGACGACAAGGATTTATCAGAATCCGATAAAGACGCTGATACAAAGAGCGATCAGGACGTCAAGGACAAGGATGCAGACGGAAAGGATGAGGCGGGAGATAAGAAAACTGGAACAGATGATGTCTCTTCCACCACAGATGATGGGGCTGATACCGCCAAAAAAAGCGATGACGGATCCGGCGATAAAACAACGGATGGAGCAGATGCAGGGACAGGCGATGAAAAGGAAAAGACCGCACCGGAACAAAAACCGTTTGTTCCAAAATTCACTGGACCCGATAAGGCCGTTGTAGACGATCTGGAAACAAAAGTAAAAGACGCCAAAGCAAAGTTTGACGACGCCGAGGCAAAGTTTGACGAAGGGGAAATCGACTACCAAGCCTTGGATAAAATGAAAGATGAATGGCGTGATGTCAAGGATGAATGGCGTGAGGCTAAGATCAAGTTCGACGTTGCTCATAGCATGGGCGAAGACACCGACCGTTCAAAGTGGGAATGGGAACAGGACCGGTTTTATGAAGATTTTTCGGACTTTGATGCAAAGAACAACGCCACTCTTCACAGTGCGTTTATCGCTACAGTGAATAGGGTAATTCATACTCCAGAAGCCAGCAAAATGACCGATCGACAAGTTCTATTGAAGGCCAAAGAACAGGTTGAGAAGGATCTGGGTATCGCGTCGTCTGCGAATTCAGACAAATCGAATTCAGAGAAGCAAGCGGCTCTCGACAAAGCCAAAAAGGGAAATGCCGACCGATCCAAACTCGGTGCAGACATCGGCGGTCTTCCTGCAGCTGAAGACGAAGGCACAGACGGTACAGATGAATTTGCATATCTTGACAAGCTGGAAGGAGAGAAATTTGAACTGGCTGTAGCCAAACTCTCCGAAGAGCAGCTTGAGAAATATATGGACCGCAAAGAAAAATAAGCGGTCAAAAGTTCTTTTACATAGTGTTTTGAAGGCGTCCAAGTAGGCCCCGGTTCCAATATAGCCGACCGGTTCCAACATAGCCAGGTGAGCGGATGAACGGACAGTAAGTGAAATGTACGGGATTTCTATAACCTAACTATTTGGAAACGGGAGGAATTAAAATGGGACAAACAGTAGTGGGTACCGGTGATGCGAAAGCGATCAAGAAGTTTTCTGCTTTTCTCGCACTCGATGTACCGAAAAAAGCGTATTGGACTCGGAAGTTCATGGGGTACGGCGAAACGGCCTCCATGCCTATCCAGATGCTGAAGGAACTGGAAAGTGATGCTGGTGAGCAGGTTACGTTTGACCTGACCATGCAGATGACGATGCAGCCGGTTAACCTTAGCCGCCTTGCCGCGTAAGTGGCATTGCAAAGTGGGTGAAATGCTGGAAACCCCTAAGAGCCCGAAACACCACAACGCAGCTGGCAACGGCAAACGTGATGGTTTGAAAAGGATCGGGATTGGGCAATCAGCAGCGAAGGTTCATGAGATTAAAGAGAGTTGAGGATATGGAGTTGTTGTTTAAGAGAATGCCTGAGTTCCAAAATGTTTTTGTCAAGTCCTTGACGGGCTGGTCTGGAGCCAAAGGTTTTTCTGAATTTTATAGCTACTTCCGCCTGCTCTCTTTTTATAACAAGATATGGCAATACGTCGTAAAGCAACTTAAGAGCTGTTTTCGGAGATGCACGCCATTCGTGCTTTGGTTTCCAATTTGGTTTATGCGAAGGGCTTTTTCGGTGATATACCTGACCTCCAAATTTATCATACAGCCATTCAATAAGATCGGCTTTTGTATTGGTTACTCCGAGAATAAGGAAATGGCGGTTTTTCTTTTTGTAAAAAACAATAGAAAAATGTCCCTCTCCATCAAGAATGCCAGCAAGATACGCAAGGTTGGTTTTATTCATAAGTTGTTTATGCACTTTCAAGAGATGTTTGTCAACAATCTCGTGATCAACGTTCAGAGACTATCTCTTCGGAGAGTACGGCCAAGCGGCCGGAAGTGCCCACCACCCCAACGGGGTGATGATATAGTCCCAACTGTATGGAAACATGCAGCAGCCAATAGTTTGGCGGGGTAGGGTTAGCGATCCTACTTGAAGGTGCTGTGAGGGCGATGATGTACTCGAAAACCGGGAAGAAGATCTGAAGTTCTACACGGATTCTCTTTATATCGATCAGCTTCGTGGTGGCGTCAACTCCGGTGGCAAGATGACCCGCAAACGGACCAAGCATAAACTGCGGAAGATTGCCCGTAGGCGTCAGTCCGACTGGTGGGGCAGGGTGTTTGACGAGCTCTTTTTCATGTACGGCAGTGGAGCAAGGGGCGTCAATCCGAAGTTCTTGTTCCCCACAGGTTACACGGGTTTTGCCGGAAACTCCTTTTCTGCTCCGGATACCGATCATATCCAGTATGGCGGCGGGAAGGTTAAGGCCACCGTCACGACATCGGAAACGATGAACCTGACCGAGATCGACAAGTTCCGGACCAAGGCCGTGATGATGGATGAAGTTACTGGAACAGCCGGCACGGACGGGGGTACCAAAAACCCGGCTATTCAGCCGATCATGGTTGACGGGGAAGAGCACCATGTTTGTGTTATGAGTCCTTATCAGGCCTATAACGTGCGAGTTTCGACCACTGGCGGCCAGTGGCTTGATCTTCAGAAGTCTCTGGCGGCTGCCATCGGCACCAAGTCCAAGATCTTCAAGGGCGGTATGGGTATGCACAACAACGTGGTTCTTCATGAGCACAAATCGGTGATTCGATTTTCCGATTACGGTTCCGGTACGAATTTGCCGGCTGCCAGGGCTCTTTTCCTTGGAGAACAGGCCATGGTTTGTGCCTTCGGTTCTCCTGGCACCGGACTCCGGTTCGGGTGGCATGAGGAAACCAGGGACAATGGTAACCAGTTGATCATCACATCCAGTACCATCGTGGGGGTCGAGAAGGTTACTTTCAACGGCAAGGACTACGGTGTCGGCGCGATCGATACCTACGCGACTCAGGCGTAATTAAACGGGGGCTGAAAGGCCCCCTTCATAAATACTTTCATAGAATTTCAACGATAACTTTCAACATAGAGAGGTGAAAAAATGGCAACCTTTACATCTACTCAGGTCACGAACAAAGACCTTAACCCTGCGGCAACTCCTCATTCGTCAAGAGAGGTTATGTGTGTTCGCGGAACCGTGGCCTTGACCGACGCCCTGGCCGCAGGAGATTTCGCCAAATTGGTGGTTCTGCCTCCGAAAACCATTGCGGTCGAGTGTACGCTTATCAGTACCGACTTGGACACTGGAACTCCGGCCATCATCATCGATGTCGGTGTTTTGAACACGGCAGAAGACGGTCTTGTGGCCGGATCCCTTTTGATCGACGGATCCGCTGTCTGTCAGGCCGGTGGTGTGGCCCGAATGGACGATCACGAACACACCCATCTTGCATCAACGTGGTTGGCTGTTTCCACCGGTCCTGGTGATGATGATGAAAAGATCATTGCAGTCGAAGTTATGACCGTAGCAGCAACCGAGGCAGCGGGAACGATTTATTTTGAGTGTTTCTACCGGTCAAGCGAGGGTGGAACTTAATTAATAACCCATAGGGCAATATGCCCGTTTAATGATTACGGCAGGGCAGGGTCTCGTTCTGCCTTGCCGTGAATAAACCAAGGAGAGAAGACTATGAAGCGAGTATTTCTCGGAGGAACATGCAACGAATCCACATGGAGGGATGAATTGATTCCCATGCTCAAGATCGATCATTTTAACCCAGTCGTTCCGGATTGGACGCCGGCGTGCCAGGAGGAGGAGATCCGGCAACGGCTTTCCTGCGATTTCTGTCTCTATGTTATCACGCCTCTTATGGCAGGCGTCTACTCTATTGCTGAAGTGGTGCAGGATTCGTGTAGAAAGCCAGTCAGTACCATCTTTTGTGTTCTGAATTCTGATAAGAACATCGATGGCAATGCTTTTTCTTTTGAAGGGTCCGGTCGAAAATCTCTCGAAGCCGTTATGAGAATGGTCCATGACAACGGATCAAAAGTGTTTGAAACCCTTGAAGATGTTGCAGAAGAACTGAATCAGCATTACGAGGAAGTTCCCCTGAATGAAAACCTGATCGAATGCCTTATCGAACGTGACGGCCCCACAGAGATACGTCTGCAGAAGTTCGTCTATCGTTTTGAGCAGAATATAAACGGAGACTATGTTTGTGAGGTCCTGAATATGGCACACCGGAAACACCTTCTTTCACTCGATGATTTCCGTATCTACCAGGAACACCTTTTCCCCAAACCCGACTTCGACGAGAAAGAAGCGAAGGTTGTCGAGATGGTTAGCCGCTTTAGCGATGATCGTCTTAGGGCGTATGTCAACGGCCATATTTCAGAGCTTATGGGGCTTTCTCAAAAGGTTAAGGCCCTCATAGTTGAGAAATGGAACCGGATATGCGGTCCGCAGAAATGCCCCATCGATGACACGCCAGATTTCCAGATACCGGCAGAGCCCGAAAAGACCTCCACCACCAAAAACGACGATAAGGACCTTACCGCTGGAAATGACGAGGCCGTTGAACCCGTCGATTACGCATCTTTATGGAACAGCATCAAACGTCTTTCCGGAGAAAACTTTAAAAACTGGGTGGAGAATAACGATCCTATCATTATGGATTCACCTGATGAATTCGAGGATAAAGCCATGGCCAAATGGAACCGGATCGTTAAAGACGAACCCTGGCCGTATGAGGATGACGAATGACACAGGCCGAGCTTATAGCAAAGATCAAGGCGACCTTGACGGAATTTCCCGCAGTTGACTCCATTTTCCTGGAAGACCTCAACAAGGGGTTACAGAAACTGGCCCGGGAATTCTTCATGCCTGACCTGATGGATTCGGACACGGTTACGGTCACTGGTGGAGATACCGGCATCGAGGCTTTGCCGGCAGATTTCAGCCACAGTGTTTACGAGGCCACAAGCACAACCAACGACGAAGAACCGGTTTTGATTTACCGGAGCATCAAGTCTCTGCATAAGGATTACACCACAACCGAGGCCAAAGTTGGGCGCATTGAGGGTGTAGCTGAGGCCGGATCTAATCTTTATGCCCTTCCTGTTCCGGAAGACGATGAGGCTTTATTGATCCGGTTTTATCGTGTTCCGGCAACTCTGGCCGGCGACAGCGATGAACCCGAGGGGATACCGGATCATCTTCAAGAAGACCTCCTGGTGGGGTGGGTCGTGAGGAACCGGTATCCCCAGGTATCCGAAAAAGGCCAGTTGAAACTGAAGTTTGTTCTTGAAGACTATGATCGTGCGAGAAATGACCTGAAAGCGATCTGTAAAAATTCACCAAGGCCAAAGTATCATATCCGGAGAAATCCGGTTTTCTTTTAAGGGGGAATCATGACAACAGCGGTAAATGACATTGTTGATCGGGCAGAAACGATCCTTCAGGACACCACAAACGTCCGGTGGCCATCAGCGGAACTGGTAGACTGGCTTAATGCTGGTCAAGTCGAGGTAGTGCTTTTAAAGCCCAATTCCCATGTGACGCATGCGGCAGTTGTTTTAGTAATTTCTGAAACAAAACAGTCTATTCCGTCTGCTGGAATTCAGCTTATTGACGTTGTCAGGAACATGGGAACAGGTGGTTCAACACCAGGGGACGCCATACGTCTTATAGACAGAAAACTTTTAGATGAGCAAGTTCCGGATTGGCATTCCGCGACAGGATCTGCAGTGGTCAAGCACTTCATGTTCGATCCAAGAAACCCGAGAAACTTTTTTGTATACCCTCCGCAGCCTGGGTCAAGTCCTGGATATGTCGATATTGTATATTCGGCCACACCCGCCGCTGCTTCGGCGGGTGGCAATATAACCCTGGGCGATGAATACGCAAATGTTCTTTTAGACTACATCCTTTACAGGGCGTACCAGAAAGACGCTGATTATGCTGAAAACAGCCAAAGAGCGGCGTTGTATTATCAAGCATTTATCGGAGCATTGGGGAAAAAGGAATCTAACGAAGGTAATTAATGAACGGTATCCGATTCGACATATTCAAGGGCATGATCCCCAGGCTACATGACGCCAAACTGCCTGAAGGCTACGCGGCCTTGGCCGAAAATTGCGATATTCGGGAAGGAACGCTTAAATCAATATTGGACACTACGGGTGTGCAAAGTTGGGCATCTACGTCAGCTTATAAAACGCTTTATAAATACGGCTCTCAATATCTGATTTCAACAAACATTCTTGATATCATTAAACCGTCCATTATTCCCACTTCTGAAAAGAATCGACGGATTTTTACTGGAAACGGTGAGTACCCGAGTCAGTTTGATGACGATCAATGGACTGAAAGCAGGGGAGAACCCGCAACTCAAAGCACAACCGAGGCAAATTCTGAGTACTGTAAATTAGGTGTTCCTGATTTCTCAAAGGATGACCACGGAATCGAGAACCAACTAAATGAACAACTCGAAGTTGGGGTTGTAAATGGTTCAGGTGGTGATACGGGGTATTTTTTTGGATTCACAGTTGTCGTTGAGCACGCTGATGGAACCCAGGAAGAATCCGCTATGATTGGAACAACTAATTCTGTACTTGAACCCGCCACAGGTTCCTACGTCTATTGGAGTACGTTTGTTGATGGTGATTGGGCTTGGCCCACATTCGCATCAGAGGGGTACGAAATAAAGTATCTGAGATTCTATCGGCTTGAGGAAAGTTCTGCGGGTGCTGTGTGGAGACTGACCAAGGTTTATACCATGCCTGACAGTGATGATCCTTATATCAATGCAGACGCTGATCGCGCAGGGCCAATGTGGGATGTACCCATAGCCAGCGTGAATACCTCAACAGCCCGTGTCCTTGATTGGAATGGTGAGGACACAACTGATCCCGAGTGTGGCTTGAGCGATATCCTTGGTGAAGCTATCGCAACAGATGACTTTGATGTGCCTCCGGCAGATATGGAAGGCATCATGCATTATAAAAACGGCATGGTGGTAGGGTTTGCTGGCTCCGAGCTTTGCCCATCCGAACCGAATATCAATTATGCATTTCCGGATAAATACCGCCAACCCGTATCTGGAGATATTGTTTCTATGGGCGTTCATGCCGGATCTCTGATTATTACGACCGGTTCACAGGTCTGGATTGGGGATGGTGTGGATCCTAGCTCAATAATTCTCGACAAACTCCCTCATGAGCAAGGTAATGTGGCTAAAGAGGGTACGGTCAACACTAAATACGGTGTACTATTCCCCTCTCCGGACGGGCTTTTTCTGGTCAATGCGGCTGAAGGCAAACTTCTTACGGAACATCTATACCAAAAGGAACAGTGGGAAGACCTGGGCCCAGAAGACTTAATTGCTGAATACTTTGACGGCAAATATTTTGCCTTTTTCCGAGGATCCACGGACGGCATTATTTTGGATTTCGAGGAAGACATTTCTCATGTAATGCCCATCGCTCACGATAAGAACGTCCTGGCCATGCACGTTGATCATGAGAATGACGTTCTCTATCTCTTAACTCAATCAGGAGCAACATCATACATTGAAACCTGGGCGACCGGTAGTGGCAAACTTACGAAGGTCTACACCACCAGAACCGCCGAAGTTCCGGTTTCGATGAACTTTCCTTGGATTCGTATCATGGGCAATCAATCAGTTGGTTCCGCGATTACCTATTATGTGTATGGGGATGGATCCCAAGTCGCAACTGGTAGTTGTACAAGTACAAGTCCGATACGTTTGCCAGGAGGGTTCAGGGCAAAACAATGGGCGGTTAAGGTAACGGGTGATCCGGATATTGAATTCATCGAACTATTGACGTCATTGAAGAGGCCTTAAGATGGGTCGTATTCCCAAACCAGCCATTCCAAGTGTTCCTGGTGGACTTGATCCTACCATGTTCAAGCTCCTTCAGGCCATTAAAGAAACCCTTGAAATTGGTGACGGCGTTCGAAAAGACGCCCAGGATATCAGCAGGTGGGTAACTGTTACCGATCTGATTGATGGTAATTTCATTGACAGTCTTAGCTTGCTTGGTGGTTCTACATTTATTGATAAAACCATACAAGAAATCGACTCTGCCCTCGATACAGACGAACATCTTTATTTTGGAGATGACCAAGAGGGGCATATCGTTTTTGATGGAAATGAACTGCTGTTCGAAACAATCAACACTGGAGGATCTCCATACTATGGAATTCGGTGGGTAGCTGGTGGAGACAATTCTGATTTAGTGTTTAATAATCTCGGTGTGTTGAGCATACCAGACGATGCTACTTATAGTAAAAACATGTTCAGGTGTGGGATCCATAACGGTCACTCTGCACGCATGTTTGTTTTACCAGACAATTCAGCAAATTTCGCAGCCGTAGGAACTACAGTTGATCATGGAGACTTGTGTTTACGAACTGGGAATGGAGCAGTTTCTCCTTACTACGGTATAGTGGGGTTAAGAATTGCCTGGGTCTCAGGGGCTCAGCCTGGAAAGACAACTATCTATGGTAATGCAGAAATTCAAAATACAACAACAATCAAAGGCTGGCTTGCCAATGACGTAAAGGATACTCTTTGCTTATATAACGGACACACCGGCGTGGGTGCTGGAACCGCAATGACATTCACCGGGAACGGCTATAGCGCCCAGATCAATGCACGTATCGCAGGTGTAAAAACTGCGTCTGATGATACAGGTGATATATACTTTGATGTTTATGACGGTGTTGCTACGGCATTTATTGAGGCACTACGACTCAAAGGCTCTACTGGAGCAATGGAACTAAATGCTTTGGCAACAGAAAATCTTGACATTGTTGATGCCGGGTCTACAGGTGCAACCGAACAGGATTGGATCGAAGTGGCCGTTGGCGGTAACCAAGGATACATAAGGGTATTCGCAGCTAAATAGGAGAATTTATGCCGAAAACTAAAAAGGAAACAACCCAAAAAGGAATGCCGTTTAACGAAATTTTGGAGTTTGTTGGAGCCCAATCGTTAGAACTCGAATACACAAGGAGGCAGAACCATAAACTGAGAGCACTCCTGGTGGACATAAGAAAAACTCTTATCAAGAAACAGGCACCGAAATGACCGTTGTTAAACTAAAACCCTATATCGATGCTTCCATGTCAGATGATGAGCTTTACGAGCTCGTCCTCAGGGCCAAGCAGGAGGGCACGCTCAAAACGATATATTATGGAAAGAAAACCATCAACATCACCAATATGATCCACCGGATTAAATACGATTCGTCCTGTATTTTCATGGCCGGTTATGTGGATGGGAAGGTCGCAGGGTTCGGGCTTCTGGATCAAATCAGATACAACACGGCCCATGCTCATATGTGCTTATTCAAGGAGTTCTGGGGAAAATCGGTCGAGATCATGACCGAGGCCACAGAACAGCTTTTGACCAATCGATTTTCAACTTTGATTTTTATATTCCCCAAAAAACTGGGGCTTGTGAACAACTTAATGAAGCAGATCGACGGGGTGAAGTATCAATGTCGAATCCCTAAGTATGTGTGCAACGAACTTACGGGGGCTTATGAAGACGCCCTGATGTATACGATCTCAACGGAGGATTAAGCCATGAATATGGGCGGAGGTAGTGGTGGAGGGGTAGACGAAGACTATAACGCTCGAATGGCGTCCATCTTCGAAGAACAGCAGGGATGGGCCAGGGGGCTTATGAACTTCTGGGAGCACGGTGTCAATTATGATCCCAATGAAAAGGTCATGGTGGACGCGCAGGGAAATATTATCGTTCCGGAAGCAGAAACTCCTGCTTCAAATACTTCCGGCCAAGATAATCAAACCAGCCCAGGATATAATCCAAATCGTGGTGATTCCGGTATTGATTCTGGTGATGATGGTGCCCCCTCTGGTGACGGAGCTCCCAGTGCTGATGCCGGTGGCACTGCCGATGCTGATGGTGATGGTATAGGGATAAGATCTGTCGGTAATGGAGTTACTCTAAATCCGACAGTAAACAAATCGAGAAACGGCAATGTTTCTATAATGGGCGATACGCCCGAGGGTGGAGCATTGACTCCGGCAGATCAAAACGGCCCCCGCGAAATGACCCTGGGAGAATTCCACGGGTACAATCCTGATGATTATGTCTCTGAAATGGATCTCATGCAGGAGTACAATCGTCATGCCATGGATGCTTCGGATTACGCCAAGAATACCAAGCAAATACGAACCGATGTTATGGCAGACAACCAGATCGCCACGGACGCGACCAGAAGGTCTCTGGCAAGAATGGGCATCAGCCCGACATCCGGGCGCGGTGCGGAAATGCTCCGAACAGACCAGTCGGATTTGGCGAAACAACTTATAACCGCGAGATCCAAGGCCAGAGATAGAAGCCTTTCAATTCTAAGCGGCGGCGGTACGGAGATGTAATAAAATGGCAAGGTATAGCGCATTAGACAGGGCAATGGATATGTCAAGCAGGGCGGCGGGAACCGCTCAAGGCATGGACAGGAAACAACGGGAACCGATCAAACCCGAAAAAACAGCCGGTGGCGCGATGAGTGCGGCTGGTGGTGGAGCTGTGGCCGGGACCGCCGTTTCACCTGGCTATGGCACGGCAGCAGGGGCGGCTATCGGGTTCATGGGGTACTATCTGTCTTAATAGACATTAATTGAGATGGATGATCCGGTCATGCCTCTGTTGGGGCTGAACCAAGCAAGTTTGTCGTTACTATCGTGAAAGTAAAGAAAGTAGGTTTCAGTTGTTCCATTTTTCGGGTCAAAAACAGAGTACCATAATGAAGTATAACCGGAATGATACGCGATTTCATCCGGAGTTCCCCACATCTGAACAACTTCGGCTTTTGTGGTTTCATCGATTTTTAGATCAGTAAACAGCTGTTTTTTAGTCACACTGGCGCAACCGAGCAATGAGAGCAGGACGATGAGACAGAGCAGCTTTTTCATAGTTTATGCTCCTTAAAATGTGAGTTTGGAAGATTACCAAAAACATAACAACGATTTTTATAAATTCAATAGGTGGACATAATGCCAGATCAATACGGTAGAACCACAATACAAGACGGTTTGAATTTTGCCAGGGGTTGGACGGGTGTTCAAAATACGATCGAAGCGAGAAAGGACCGCAAAACAGCGCGGGATCGTACGAAATTAGTTGAGGATACCAGAATGAATTCATTCACCATCGCCGATCAACTCAGGCAGAACCCAAATCTTGAGAAGGGCAATTATAAAGACGAGGACTGGTACACCGGCAATCAGCTTTATATGAAGGGTGAATTCGACCGGATATCGAAAGAAACAGGTGATCTTCAGCTTTCCAATGCCGGACGTCAGGCCAAATTGGGCGAGATCCAGCTGAACGAAAAAAAAGGCGAACACCTACGGCAACTGTTCCATGCGGAAAGAGACCCCAAGAAAAAACTCGAACTTGCCTCCCAGTGGAATAACACGGTCCTCTATAATGGGATTTTCACCGAAACCGACGATAAAGGAATCAAGATCACCAATTCGCAGGGCCAGGAGTCTTATGAGGACCTATCCACCCCAGAGGCGATTCAGAACGCCCTAACTACCGCAGAAACCCAGATCAACACTTATTATGCTAAAACACCGAAGGAACGTTTAAACGCATCTCTTACGGGTGAAATGTTACGAATAGAGGGCAATAAAGCAGCCCTGAAGGAAACTATTGAAAACCAGACCTATCATTACAGGGATAGCAAGGGGAATATTTATTATCTTTTCGGCGCGGCCCCAGGTAAGCCGATCCGCGACAAAAAGGACGGCAGGCCGCTCAAACCATTCTTTGCCAGGGATCCAAACGCAAAAGAAGGGATAGACCCCGATTCTGAAGAGGCCAAGAAATTGGGACTTACTCCAATAAAAACGTCAGACACGAACCTTCAGAGGGAAAACCTGGAGGAATCCGTGACCTCGAAGAAACAGGCCAATAAAGAGGCCGCAGCCACCGAGAGCACACGGACAGAGATTTTTGAAACCAACCTTGATACTAAAAAGCAGTATCTCAAGGAAGTCCAGGATACCGAGAGCACCCGGAAGGCCCAAGGAGAGGCTAATCTCGAATTGATCCAGGAAAAAATCAAGTCCTTGAAAAAGGAAACCACGACCAAAGTGAATGAAAAAATTAACAAACTGGATGAGCAGAAGCGTAAGAAATACAAGGAAGATCTGGCCCTGATGCTTCAGCCTTTTGCCGGGAGCAAAGTCGCATTCGATGAAGCGGGGAACCTATCCATTACGGGCAAAACTGCCTTGGAAGACGCTATGATGCTGGTCGACAAGTATCAAGGAAACCAAAAAGCCCACGATGATCTAAAACAAAAACGAGATGCCGGTGTAGACGAAAAGGAACTTCTAAGGTTAGAAAAAAAGGTTGAATCAACCAAATTGACCACGGCAGAGCTTAAAAAAATCAAACACGCATTTAAAGCGTGGGAAATGTACAATGGTATATCGAAAAATATTACTGACCAATACCTGAAAGAAGAACAAACGTCCGGAACAGCAAATGTTAGTTGGAAGGATTATAAATAATAATGCCTCTTTCTACCATAGAACAGTGGAATCAGGATCCAGAGTTTTCCCAACTTCCCTATCAACAAAAACGGCAAGTTATCGATAATTATTTCGACTCCCGGCTTGCTGATGATGAATACTTTTCCCTTTCCTATGATGACCAGGACAAGATTAAACACAATTTCTATGAAAAGGAAGTCGGTCCTGTTCCCATTGAGAGAACACCCCTGGTTCCAACGGTCCAAGAAGAAGAAAAGGGATTCTTTGGTCGGATCGGTGAAAAATGGAAGACCGGAGAGGCCCAGACCGAACTTGGCATCCTGAGATCCCGTCAGTTAATGGGTGAAGACACGCCGGAGATCCGCGAGAGAATCGCCAAGGTTAAGAAGGATATGCCCCAAGGCGAAGAGGAAAAGCGGAACCTGTTTGAAAGAGCGATCGGTGCAGCGGCTGAAATGCTTCCCATCCAGGTAGAGGGCATGAAACAGGGCGCAAAACGTGGCATTGCCCTTGGTACCGGCTTTGGGACTATTGCGGGTATTGCCGGTCAAGCCGGTCCACAAGTTGCTACACCTGAAGAAATCATCACCGTCCCTGCGGCATTTGCCGGTGGGTTTGGCGTGGGAATGGTTTCCGGGACCCTTGAGAACATCGGGAAGATTGAAGCCGGTCTTGCCTATGATGAATTGCTGGACCTGAAGGACGAAAACGGGAATAAAATCGATCCCAAGATTGCCAAGGCCGCGGCCGCTTCTGTAGGTGTTGTCAATGGTCTTATCGAAATGTCACAGATCGGGCTCCTCTTAAAAACCATTCCAGGCGGGAAGGCAATATTAACAGGTGCGATCAGAAAAACGATTACCGAAGCCGTTAAAAAGGGAACTCTAAAACAGGTAGCTTTAAGGGCCGGTATAAAATACGGAGTATTTGTTACGGCTGAAACCGGGCAGGAGGTCTTACAGGAATCTACCAATATCCTGATGGCCGAGGTTGCAAAAAAGGTTGATCGTAATTTGGGGAATTCGAACATAGCGCCTGCCACCCGCCAGGAAATCATAAGCCGATTGGTGGAAACAGCCGAACAATCCGCATTAGCCTTCATGGCCATGGGTGCGCCGGGGACTGTAGTAACCACTGGCATGGATGTCCGGGCCGCCAGAAAGGACGCACGAAACGAACTTCTGGATCCTGGTGAAGAAGGCGCGGACGCCAGGGAGATTTTAACCGGGGAAAAGCCGGTATCACCCGATATTGAGGCTGTTGATACCCTGGACGCTGAAGAACAAGCAAGGCAGTTCGATGAAGATGAGCTCGACCGAGTTCAATCCCAAGAGACACAGACTAAAAAACCGAAAATCGAAAAGCCCAAAGCCCCGTGGATTGCGCGATTGACCGATGCGCAACTTACCCAACGTATTGAAAATCTTGAAAACAACAAACGAGTTGGCAGGTTAAATGATACCCAGGCCAGTGTTCTTGAACGCCTTCACACCGAAACTGAAAACCGCGGCATCAAGTCTGCTTCTGACTCTGCAGGCGTTTTCTTTAAAGAAGAGATCGAAGAAGAAAAGAAAGAAAACTCTGCGAAAGCAAAGGAAATATTTGAACAACCAACCGAGTTGTCCGGTAAATCGGCCCAGGAATCAGCGCAGGCCATTCTTGTAGAAGAGGAAATTTCCAAAAATCAGACCGCAAGGGATGAAGCCAAAAAAGATAACAATCTAAAATATATCGCCAAAACTCTGAAAATTGACAATATCGATAACGCCTCCAACGAGGAACTATTACGAGCTAAAATGCAGTTGAAACACCAGGGCCGTGATGACCTTGTTCGGTCCATCGACAACGAATTCGATTCGCGGCGGTCCGCGAAAACAGAGGAGAGAGAAAAAAAACAGGCTGAATCTGAAAAGCAATCACCACCGGAAATAGATATCAAAACTCCAAAAAAGGAAGAGCAAAAATACACGACCCTTGGCGGTGCGATCCGGAACATGGGTGGTATTAAAACCGGTGGGTTGAAAACGGACATCCTCTATCAGAATGATGCTGCTCAGAAAGGCAAGCTGATCAACGAAAAATCCGGTCTTGAGATCGAGAAAATGCAGAGTCAGCTTGTCGACGCTGGTTGGATGCTTCCCAGTGAAGACCTTACCCAGATTCTTTCTGAGAATCCGGACAGACTCCGAGAGGGTATGCTTGACGGAGAGGCCAAAACCAAATGGCAGAAAGAACGCTCAGCAGAAAAACAAGCCCAGGAAGATGAAATTCCAGAACCAACAAAAGATGAGATGGAAGCCGATCCTTCACTGGCAGCGGCTTTCCCGGAATTAGCGCAACAATATGGAATAAAGACAAGCCCGGCAGAAAAACCCGAGGATCTTGATATCAGTTTTGATTTTGGGGCGAATACGGACTCCGGTACCACATCGGCAGATATGGCGGGGGTGGCCACCACCGATACAAAAGACGATGACGGTGCTCATGAATATTCATCCACCCAGGTAAACATTCCTGAATCAGAGGCAAAAGAGATCAAGGAGTTTTCATCCCAGATACCGGATTCTGAACTGGCAGATGACGGGCGCGAAGATACTCCGCACATTACCGTAAAATACGGGCTCCATACCAATGATTTGCGAAAAGCTCAGCCCCTTATAAAAGGGGTGGGACCGATCAAGGCGAAACTGGGAAAGGTTTCCATCTTTGAAAATGATGATGAAGATGTTGTTATGGTGGAGATCGACAGCCCTGAACTGCATGCTCTCAATAAAAAGATTGCCGATGGTCTGGAACATACGGACACACATCCGGATTACAAGCCCCATGCCACCATAGCGTATGTAAAAAAAGGTGAAGGGAAGAAGTATGGCGGGGATGATCGATTCGAAGGTAAAGAGATCACCCTGAACTCTTTGGTGTTTTCCGGAAAGGATGGAAGGGAAACAAAATATAACTTTAAAAAAAAGCCGAAATCTGCTAAGAAACCTACCGTGACCTCCGAAAAGGGGCCGGGCAAAACACCCACCACAAAAACCTCTCAAAGCCCGAAGGGTGGGGACAATCTTGAAGTGTTATATCAGCACGATACAAAGCTGTTTATTGACGACGATGGTAAAGAGTATCGTGCCGATGATGCTTCTGATTCTCTTTCCTTATTATCAGACAAAGAATTTGTTGAGATAACGGGTTATTCAAAAAATGATTTTAGGAGGATGGGGGGGGCAATATATTTCATTCCAAAAGATAAGCCAGGCATAAACTCCATTCATCATATCTCTGGTGAGATTATATTAAGTGATGATTTAAAGAATAATAAGAGCACTCTACAAAAAACATTAATTCACGAATTAACACATTGGGGGCAAATCCAAAAAAATGAGGCACCAGAAGCCTATTATGTTAATCCAGAAGAAAGTATCTCTGGTTTTATGGATTATTTTTCTGACCCCGCTGAAGTTAAGGCAAGATTTAATGCGGATGGGCGATCTGATGAAGAATACAACGCATTTATAAAAGATTTGAATTGGGCCAAAAGTACAGATTCCGGCAAGATTAAAGCTCCAGACATCGGTGAAATTCGAATTGAAACAAGAAAAAAATGGCGCATGCCATTGTCGTATATTAAACAGGAAATTAAGGCAGCTCAAAGAAAAAACGATTATAGAAATATCGCTCCCCGGAAGCTACAAAACGACATTGATGAAATAGAGGGAATTGTCGGACATGAAACAAGCGACGCATTAACAAAGAAGGATGATTTACACGAACAGCTTGAAACGATTTACAACAGAGATCCAATATCCGATAGTGATATATCCAATATTAATGAGTTTTACTTCGAAACAAAACGTAAGTGGAACCTAAGAAGGCTTGGCTCCGCAGATAGAAAACTCCGCAACGATGAAATTGAATATTATGAAATACCTGTAATGCGGGTTGAGGTTTTGGGTAAGAAAAATCCTCAAACCGGGAAAAGAGGAAGAATAAATCCAATAATCACTGAAGGTATCCTAAGGGACAAAACAGGTATCAAGGGAATTGCCGTAGGGCCAAATGAAATTAATATTGATTTAAACGCATCTAATGTAAAAAACATATATAAGCTTAACAAGAAAACCAAAAAGTTTTTTCTCCCTAACCCCACAATCTCACCGGAAAAGGTGAGCAAAGATGCTACCCCTGCATCAAAACCCACCGTAAAAACCAAAGAATTATCCCCCTCTGTTGTTTCGATACAGGGCGCCACACAACCCAAACCATCCAGAAAGAAAAAAGAAGACACCCTAAAATTTGGCGAAACCATCGGAGGCTCTAAATACGACAAAGCCCAAGAGCGCCTTTCTCTTTCTTCGATCACGGATATGAACGAGCGGGAGAGACATAAAAACATCGTAAAGAGAAATATCTGGCCAAAGCCTGATTATGTAAAGATGGTTGAAAGTGGTCATTCTCCTGAAAACATGTACTTGATCAAGAAAGTAATCGATTCAATACCGGTTCGACCGGAAAAGGTTGAAGATCAGGAACTGTTCATACAGGAAGTGGGCAGGATTCGAGATATCGTTGAACAGATCAAACCCGGTAATGATATTCAGGGCCTTTTCGGTAAAATATTCACGGAGGAATACCATTCTCGGTCTGGTTATTCAAAAGGCTGGACGGAAAAGGGCGGGCCTGTTGCCCACATGCTTAAACCCAAATTTCTGAAAGCCGTTCAAATCAGCAATTACGATATGTTGACCGCCAAACGAAAAGTTGAAAAGACCGGTTTCCCGGCAAAACAGGAGGCATGGAAGCAGGGCATTGAGATTGTAGAGCGTGGTTTTGGCGATAATGCCACATGGTCTATTTTTCGGCGCAAGGGTGGCAGAATGGTCGAAGTCCTTGGCAAGGGCTTTAAAACCAAAGAAGAGGCCCAGAATCACCTCACAGACGTTCTGCAACCGAAATTGAAAGCATCGATGAAGGGAAAGGGCCGGTTTAAGAAGCCCATGCTTGACCACATCACGCGAACAGGGACCGACTATCGGGATGGGAAGGATATTACCACTGACGATATCCTTGAAACATTCGGTTTCCGGGGTGGTGAATTCGGTAAATGGTTGAACGAAAAGAATCAGCAGGAATCCCTGAATCATGCCTATGACGCTTTCATGGATCTTGCAAACATTCTGGACATCCCTCCCATGGCCATAAGCCTGAATGGTACGCTTGGTATCGCCTTCGGTGCCAGGGGATCGGGGGGGGCGGCTGCGCATTATGAAGGCGATAAGGTCGTTATCAACCTTACGAAACTATCCGGCGCTGGATCGCTGGCCCATGAGTGGGGGCATGCTTTTGATGATTATTTCGGAAAAATGGCAAAATCGCCACAATCCGGAAAGTATATGATCACTCCCCTGTCTGCAGGAAAAACAGGGAAAGAATCAACCGTCCGGCCGGAAATGCTCAATGCATGGCTGAACGTCAGAGGCCGGATTGCAAAACGTGATGAAACCAAAAAAGAGGCCATTGCTCGGGTTGAAAAGGAAATAAAGAAAAGCAAGCGATATACCAAGTCCTGGCTGGACGGGATCAGGACCGAGTTAGAAAGAGATGATACCGCATACAGTAAGAAGAAAAGGGCTGCAACCGAAAGTGAGTTAAAGTCCTGGGATAAATTGACGGAGGAAATCCTTGCCGGAAAGCATAAACCCGTTCTTGATGAAAATGTCCGGTCAAAATACACCATGCCGGCAGTCAATGACTTTTATAAGGGCGTCAAAGGCGTTCTTCCTGCCTCTGATACGAGAACAAGCCTATCGGCCAACATCAACAGCCTTCAGCGCAACGTAGAGCACCTGGCAGAGATTAAATCGGATAAAGCAAAACCACGTCAGATCACAACCAATTTCAAGGGCAAGGCAAAAGAGCTCGGGAATGTTGAATACTGGGGCAATCCCCATGAACTGTTCGCCCGGGCGCTTGAATCCTATGTTGATGATCAGATAAGAGAACAACCCAACAAAAGCCAGTACCTCGTTCACAGCACTCAGAACAGCCTGTACGGTGAAGACATCTCTCCATATCCCATGGGTGTAGAACGTGTTGCCATCAACAAGGCGTTTGACGGGCTTTTTGATGTTCTTGAATCAAAAGAGACCGATAGGGGCGTTGCTCTCTTTTACAAGCGTCGCAATCCTCAAAAGTATAGTGTTCTCAGCAAGAAAAAACTTGAAGCTGCTATCACCGGCATATCTGGTGCATGGGAAAACGCCCCTGATATCGTCGTTCTGCAAAAGCAAAACGAGTTGCCAGAAAAAATACAGAAAATGGCCGATGGTGATATCGTTGACGGTGCACACTATCAGGGAAAGATTTTCTTGGTAGCCGAAAATATGAAGGACACCAACTATGTTGTTGAGGTTCTTCTCCATGAGGCATTTGGCCACTACGGTATTCGTGGCGTCCTTGGGAAGAACTTAGCTCCCGTTTTAAGAGACGTTTATATCGCCAAACGAAAAGAGGTTCAAGAGATAGCCCAGGAATACGGCTTTGATCTCAGTGAAGAATCCGGAAGAGCACTGGCCGCCGACGAGTGGCTTGCCAGGGAAGCCCAGAAGAACCCCGAATCAAAATGGATTGACCGCGTTATCTCAGCGATCCGCGCCTTCGTCCGGAAATTCTACCCCAAGTTCAAGATGACCGACAAGGATATCCGGAAGATACTGGCCGATGCAAAATCTTATGTGACTAAAGGAAAGCGAAAATCACATAAAAGCCGCATACCTTCATTCTCCAAAGACAAAAAGGCCGATAAGTGGCACTCCCAGATGGCCAACTTCCTGAACATGAAGCTGACCAACGGACCCGCAAAACAGATCAAGTCTAATCTTCAGGCGTGGGCGAAGAAAGGTTTGATCAAACAAGAAGAATTGGAATGGTCCGGATTGCTTGACTGGTTGGATTCCAAGAGCAAGGTCAACACATGGAATGCCGTTGCGGACAAAGATCGTTTTACCATCGAATTAAGGGAAGATGGCCGGTATTACCTTTATGATACCGATCTTGGACCTGATAATACGGCGGCAATGCCGGATTATGAAAAGTTTGAAGACGCCATTGCAAGCGCGGAGGATGTTGTTGATACCCGTAGGAACAAGACAATAAAACTTAATTTCAAGCCCAATAAACCAGGGAAGGTCAAAAAGATCGATACCCTGAATTACCTGAAAGATAACAATGTCACGTTGCAGGAGGTTCTGAAAGACAGTGAACTGTGGGTGGTGTGGGATGGTGAAGAAGAAACGTATTTTGAAACACACCAAGAGGCGCTTGATTACGGGCAAGAAATAGGCGCACCGCCAGAAGACATTTTTTATAAAGAAAGTAAGATGTCTGATGCGACCAAGTTTTCCCAATACACACTTCCCGGTGGAAAAAATTACAAAGAACTGCTTTTGACATTGCCGGCGAATTCCAAACCACAAACAAATGCGCTTAATGATTTTATTCGTCGGATGGAAAATAAGTATGTTGGTACAGAACGACATTGGCGAGTTGCCATGAACGATCAAGAAGCAGATGAGTTTGAATCATTGGCAGAAGCCGAACGTTTAGGTTTTTCGACAGACAGCCAAGAATATAAGTCCTCCCACTGGCAAGAACCCAACGTATTAGCACACGTCCGATTCAACGAACGTACCGATGCAGACGGAAACAAGGTGTTGTTTATTGAGGAGATACAGAGCGATTGGGCGTCCGAAGGTCGGAAGAAGGGGTTCCGTGGAAAGTTTAGGGGCCAAGGTTTTACTAAAAGCAAGGCTGTTTCTGATGCTTTAAAACGTTCAAATATGGTTCCAAACGCTCCGTTTGTCGGGAGCACACAGAAATATGTGATGCTTGCGGTAAAGCGAATGGTAAGGCACGCCGCTGAAAACGGTTTCGACAAGATAGCCTGGACAACGGGACAGATACAATCAGATCGATACGATCTAAGCAAACAACTTGAGTCTATCACATATGCTCCCGATTCGAAGAAGGGGTTTCCGGGAATACTTCGAGCATATCCATTATCTCCAAATGAAGCGCCTATCATAAAACGAATTTCCGATGAAAATGAACTGGCTGTTGTTATCGGAAAGGGTCTGGCAGAAAAAATCATTGATGGCGATAGAGATATCAGAGGTAAGGATCTCAAGGTAGACAGCCCCGGTATGCGCGGATTTTATGACAAGATTATCCCTGCTGCGGTTAATAAATTTTTCAACAAGGCCGCTTGGGGCAAGGCGAAGGTTGAGACAATAAAAATACAGACTGAAATAGGATCTGAGGGGTTTGAGATTCCCCAACGGGTTGAAGATGTCTGGTCTCTCCCACTCACCCCAAAAATGAAACAGAAAGCCCTCCGTGAGGGCATGCCCCTTTTTAAAAAGCGGGACCGCACCACCAAAAAGAGCGATACAGGATCCGGCATCCTTCCAGCGGAAGTCGAACAGCGCATGGAAGCATCCAGAGGCGTTCCGAAAACGACCCTGAAAGAAAAGGTCAAAGAGCAGATCGTAGAGATCCGCAGGCAGAGGCAGCATTTCCCCAAACTAAAGACTATCGAGGATAAAAACCTACGCCACCGTCTTGCCGATATCCTCCGGAGACATCAGGAAGTACCTGAATCGGTCAAGCAGCAGACAATAAAATTCTTGAGCTCATTTACCCAGGATCTATCCAAGCAGGACTATGAAGCCTTTCGGATGCACATCATTCTGGCCGATATGAAACGGGATATCGACAAAGGCCTTTTGGATGAAAAATCAAAGCTGCCGTTCGGTTTTTCATCCATAGACGATGTTGAAAAAGCCTTTAAGGGTTATCAGGAACTGGCAAACAACAATCCGAAGATCAAAAAAGCCCTGAAAAAAAGAAATGATAAGGTCAATGAGATCAAGCAGAAACTGGTTGATGCCAAACTTCTGAAAAAAGAAGTGATGGAGGATGAAGACTATTTCCATCATCAAGTATTGATGTTCTGGGATGATAAATACGGTCTTGCTACAGGTTCGAGCGATGTTAGAACCCACTGGCGCGGATGGATGGCAGCAAGGAAGGGATCTGCCCTTGATTACAACACCGAGTACATTGAAGCCGAATTTATGGCCATATCTCAGCAGATGGCCCAGTTGGAGGCCGTTGCCACCCTGAAACGGATCAAGGACGAAGCGGATGTTTATTCTCAGATAAAGTCCCATGCCAAGGCCGCGAACTTCAATAATTTTTACAAGAAACTTAAAGATGCTTTCGGGCATGATGTTAAAGACACCGACGATGATCCTTTAAAGCCATTCAGGGCCAAGATCGCCATGTCCAACATGAAGCTGGCAGAGATGGCCGCGAATGGGAAATTACATTACGATAGCGAATGGCAAGAGATTGTAGATGCTTTGAACAATTCTTATTCGTTCTGGAAAGAGAATAAAGACGACATCCCCGATATACCAACTCCGGGTGTAGATGATCCGCGTTGGTTTCACTTTTTGTCTCATCTACTCAATACACAAGCACCGGGGGCAAACTGGGCCGCTACCATATTCAAAAGTATCAAAGGCCGAGATACGACCATTCAGAGCACCCTTGGCGGTGATTTCCTGACCTACCGCAATTTAATCCCCAAGGGATACAAACAGTGGAAACCAGACCCCGGCAAAGGATGGTTCTGGGCCAATACGGTTGCCGATAACGCCCTTCAAAGAATGATCGACGGTGAACTGAACCCGAAAGATGTTGAATTCCGGAAGATCATCGCAAAGGGCAGGGATCTAATATGGATCATCCCCGAGGGGCTTGCCGACACTCTGGATAAATTCATTGATTATGGGGATCCTTCACATATCGGGAAAGTGGCGGATAAAGCTCTTTCTATGTGGAAACAGTGGATCCTGTTAAATCCCTTCTCCGTGGTTCGATACAACCTTAATAATATGTCTGGTGACCTCGATGCGGTTCTGGCCTATGCACCCGGAATAGCCGGGAAGAAATACGCACATCAGGCCATGAAGGACCTCTGGAAGTGGCACAGAAGAAAGAATCTGCCGGCCAACGTGCAGAAAGAAATTGATGAAGCCCGGAAACTGGGAGTGATCGGATCCGGCTTTTCCGTACAGGAAGTGGACGATGCCCTGAAAATTCTTTCCATGGATAAGATCGTTCGGGATGTCATTCTCGACGAAAAGCCCAACTGGTTTAACCCGAAGACCTACGGAGAAAAATACTGGAAATATGTTCAAATGTTTACGGCCCTGAGAGAGAACGTCCTCCGGTTGGCAGCCTACAGGTGGTTCCTCGAAAATAACAATAAACAGCTTTATGGTGCATCCAAACCGGAAGAGATCGATGCAATAACAGATCCCCACGAAAAGGCCGCGAAACTGGCCCGAGAACTCTTGGGGGATTACGGCAACCTTTCAAAGACCGGCGAGTGGGTCCGGAAGAGACTCATACCTTTCTATTCCTGGCTTGAAATCAATACCCCCCGATATGTCTATCTGATGCGAAACTCGAAATATGAGAACAGAAAAGCGGCATCTGCTACCGGTAAAATGGCAATGGTGGGTGGTAAAAAGGTTATCATGTCCTCTGCAAGTTTGGCTTTAAGGGCATCGATGCTCTATGGCGCCGTAATGCTTTGGAACATGACCATGTTTCCAGACGAAGAAAGGGAATTGGGCGAAACCGGCAGAAATCAGCTTCACATCATTTTGGGAAGACGGGAGGACGGCTCAATCATTTCCATACGATTTCAAGGCGCTCTTTCGGATGCGCTTTCATGGTTCGGCATGGAAGATTGGCCTTATGATGTCAAAGACCTGATTGAAGGCAAAAAGACTATTCTTGATAAGTTGAAAGAAGCCGGCAAGGGCGTGTTTAATCGTACAATTCATGGACTCAGGCCAGAAATTAAAATGTTTGCCGAGCAGATCAGCGGGAAGAGTTACTATCCAGATGCTACCAGAGGGCTTCCGATCCGTGATCGCCTCGAACACGCCATGAAGACTTTCAAGCTGGACCAGCTTACCGGATATAGGGCGGTGATCGGACGTCCGGGACGGGGAAAGAATCCCGATGCTCCAAGAGCGGTACAGGTCATGCAACACCTTGTCAACGATCTGCAGAGAATACTTGTCTATTATGCGGATCCCGGGATGCTGGCCTATTATGACACACGCGGGATGGTTTTCGATTGGTTGGCCAAAGAGGGTGACGAAAAGCGGTACGGTGGCAGACCCACGAGCAAGGCCAATTCATTTTATTGGTATAAACAAGCCATGAAATTTGGGGACCTTGAAGCAGCCCATCGATATTTAACAAAATACTACGAAAAGGGTGGAACGGAAAGATCAAAAATTACTTCAATCCGAAACGCACACCCCTTATCCAGTATTCCGAAGATGAGAAGAAAGGCCTTCCGGGATTCCCTGAAGCCGGACCAGGATGAAGTCTTAAAAAGAGCCCTTAAATGGTACAAAAAAACATATTTAGAAAAGGAAGGTGAGAAATGAAGAATGCATTAATCTTATTAGCGTTGTTTCTTGTGGTCCTGGTGACCATCGGAGCGGTGTCCACGAACCTTGAAGTGACTTGGGATAAAAGAGGCCAGAATTACGCCATTCAGCAGAGTACACACATTGATGCGCGGGTACTTGCAGCTGGTGTGGCCGAGTCTCATACCGTGCCTGCCAATGCTATCTATGTTGTCTTTTCAGCCCAGGACGGCGGGGGGGATGCTTGCAGCTTTTATGCAAATTTCTCAGGAACGGCGGCTGAACCCTCAGCGGATATTACGGACGGATCCGGAAGCGAATTGAATCCAGCTGTCCGGGCTCTCGAAGGGGCAACGGCTATATCTCTTCTCGCCCCGGAAGCGTGTATCCTAACATTGGCATTCTATAAAAGTGGTGTTTAACGGCAGGAGGAAACCAGATCATGAAAAAAATATTACTTTTAACAATCTTGATTTTGAGTTTTGCGGGCTTTGCAGAGGCACAAAATCCGTTTACATTGCCTGCCGGGAGTGGAGGCGGGACAGCCACTGGTGTTGATGCAACCGAGACCATCCAGGGAGACAAAGGAATCGAGCTGATCCCGAGCGGACCGACTCTGTTTACTGCAAAGGCATTGACCGGCGGTGCGGCCGGTGCCTTGGACTCAATGTCGGTAAGCGATCTTTCTGACAACGATGTTGCCATCGTTCCGGTTCTCAGCGGGACTACCGTACTTGTCTACCGTTATATCTTCGATGCCGATGGAACGACCGCTGAAAGCTCTCCTACGGTCATTCGACCGGACGATTATTCATCCGCTGGTGTATGGAGGATAGATATTTTGCCGCCTTCAATGGGTGGATTGGGTATCGATACCTCCGGCCTTACGGGACTGGGCTGGGTAGGAAATCCTGCGGGTGATTGGAATGTGTTCGGTACGGCTTGGCGGTCAATCTACCTTGACGCCTCATCTAATATTCAGGGAATAACCCTTGGTGCAGCAAACACATTCCTTGGGTCCGATGGAGCCAGCACAGCACCAAGCTATCAGGCACTTGCGGATGCGGATATCCCTGATACCATAACGATTGCCGGCGGTGCGGATATTGCTGTCGCCGATGGTGGATCTGGATCGAGTACGGCAGCAGGTGCGAGGTCAAACTTGGGTGCAGGGCAGGAATGGATAGAAGACCCTGAAACAACCGATGCTGACCCGGACACTATAACGATAGTCGATGGTGAAAAGATACTGTTACTCTTGACTGCACACCAGGCCGATGTGGACATAACCTTTGCAGAGACTAATGCTACGCACATGGATGAAGTTCTGGTCTGTAATGTTAGTTCTGATTCATTGGCGTTTGCAGATAGTGCAGCGGTTTTTGAAACCTCTACTCCTATCACGCTTGCACAGGATGAGTGCTTTAGAATGGTGTATAGGACGGATAGGTATGTTGTGACTTCGAGAGATACCAAGGCGGCCTCTTTTGCATCTCTTGACATTTCAGGTGGTCCATTCACCTCTGACATGCAGATGATCGTGCCAGATTCCAAAACCTATACGGGTGTGGATGAGAATCAGACCGTAGGCATAGGTGATGATATTGAGAGCTCTGTTGTCCTCGTAACCGCTGTCGATGACAATGGGGATGAATCAATCGACTTACAGGACGGGACTGAAACTGGTATTATGGTAACCTTTATTGTGATAGCAAATGTAGATGTCACTGACGATGCTTTTATCATAGATGCTGAAACCGATTCAACTTGCACGGGATGTCCTGATGCTGGAATATTCACACTTGAAACTGAGGGCAGTTCTGTGACGCTTTATTGGACAGGATCATTTTGGCATTACTGTGGCTCAACGGTAGGTGAATAATGAAAAAACATAACAATCCTAACAAGTGGTTATCTTTATGGATTCTTGGGGTGATGCTGCTTACCTTTGCCTTGGGTTTGTTGACAGGTATAGCTCACGCAGAAGACGATTTACTCCTTGCCAATATGATGATGGGGGCGAATCAGCCGGCAGCGGGTGCAGATCCCTGCGCTGCAACTGCCTGTTCTGCATGTGATGGGCAAGAGCGTTTTGAGTGTGGGTCAACCGCAGGAGATGATGATTCAGATCAAGAGAATACAGTTACGTATACAAATGGTGGCGCTGCTGTGAATGATGCCTATACCGCAGATGCTCTTGAAGGCTCTGAGTCGCTACTACTTGATACTGACGATGATGCTAAGATAGGCGGTCTTACCGCAACCGATGGCGATCTGTATGTTGCGTGGATTGCTAAGTGTGGAACCGTTACTGAAGCGGTATCGTTAGTCAGGTTAGAAGAAACTGACGGAACTGACATCGTAAGGGGTTATATTGGCGAAGCATCCGGTGATTGGGGAAACTCAAGGTTTTATTATGATGCTACCAACGATTATTCAGCGGTTCCTATGGATGGGGATGCTCCTGTCTATATGAAGTTGAAATATAACAATAGTTCCGGTGCATCAGACGGAGTGATTCAGTTTTGGTTTTCAAGCAACGGTGCAAATGGCAACTGGACATTGCAGCATGACATATCTGGTGTAGCTAATACAAACCAAGCCGGGCAAATATCGCTTGAAAGTGACGGTGACGATATAATTTTCGATGATGTTCGATGGGATACTTCTGACATAGACTACTAAAAGCTAAAATGAAAAAACTTATATTAACGATTTTTATAGTCGTTCTATTTACGAGCCAAGGATTTTCTGCAACTTATTTTATCGACTATGGTGCCGCAAATAATGACGCAAACGGAACAACTTCAAGTACGCCCTGGAAGCATTGCCCAGGTGATCCGAGAGCAGACAGTAATGCTGATATTACTTTATCTGCTGCTGATGTAGTTGTATTCAAGGGCGGGATAACTTATGAGTTTGCTGATGGGGATGCAGATAGCCATATACCTGTGAATGCTTCGGGGTCAGAAGGGAATATAATTTATTTGCGGTCTGGTCACTTACATGCTCCGGTATATGGTTCGGGCAGGGCGATCATAGACGGAACAAATGCGAATCTAAACTATGCGAGTAATCGAACAGGTGTAATTTATATGGGAACTCGCAGTTATGTCACAATTGAAGGTTTGCAAATACAGCATGCCCCGTGGGTAGCTTATACGGGCTTGATCGGCTGGTTTGGCTCAAGTGGGAGTAATATAGTCATTGATGATGTTGTTTTGCTATCCGACATTTCGCCCCCAAACGACTTGACAAGTGCATGGGCGGGAATAGTAATTCAGGGTGAATGGACAGGCGTGACACCTGCAACATTTACAATATCGGATAGTGAAATTTACGACATCGGTGGACACGGTATTTTTCTCAGGGCAGGCATGACAGGGGTTACAATATCTAATAATGTTATTCATGATTGTGGCCCAAATCCAAGTCCATATCAAGGAGATGGTTTTTTTACTGAAAATGGAGGAGCCGGGGGCGATCCTACCAATATCACTATTACTGGAAACGATTTTTATGACTTTGCCGAAAAGGGGTGTGGTTTAGTGGGTGGTGGCACCACAATCTTAATCGAGAAAAACTATTGCTATGACGATGATGGAACGAATGGGTTTGGGTTTACGATTAGAAATGGCGACAACATCACGATGCGTAACAACTTGATTGTATTTGATAACGAAGGCAAATGGGAGGGGTTATTTAGAATAAAATTGCAGAACTCTTTTGGTACAACTACCAATGTTTATTACTACAACAACACGTTGATAGGCTTATCGGCAGACTACGGATTTTACTTGACCAAGGGAGATTCGACCCTAACTAATGTTTATCTATCCAACAACGTCCACGACTTTAATTCTGTCGGTACGCCAAAAGATTATATTTTAGTAGACACAATATCAGGTACGTTTGAGTCTAATTATAATATATTCTACGGTGGTGACGCTTTGCCTTATTCACACAATGGCACATCCAAAAATTTAGCGGATTGGCGTACTGCGATAAGTGATGAAGCGAACTCATCAGAAGAAGATCCTGGCCTTGATGGGAGCTACAAACCGGATAATATCAGCGATGCTGTTGTGGGTGCCGGGGAGAACAATGGCGTGGTGGATGATAAAGATGGAAACAGTAGGCCACAAGGCATTGGTTTTGACGTTGGAGCTTACGAGTTTTTAATAACAGAATCAATCGCAATCACAGGTACAATGGTTGACGGAGGGGTTGACGAGGGTGATTTAACGGGCGAGAAATTTGTTCTGACAGCCTCCGGCGATGAGTTTGTAGAAACTCTCTGTGACGATAACCAGATAACCACAGACTTTTTAGCAGGTATTGATGCAGAAGCATCATGGGATTTCAACGAAGCGGCTGGATTTGTAGCGGAGGTTACGCTTGTTCACGGAAATTGCACAAGAGACAGTGCAGCACAAGTTACCGTAGAAATTGCTGCTGGAGTCGTAAATATTACTCAAACCCAAACAGGCACTTGGACCGTCCCTGCATCAAGTATGGTAAGCGCAACACAGATCGTGGCAACCCCTACAATACCCATATCCGTGGTCGTGGCAGACACGACAACAGGGCAGGTGGGAACGTATAGTGCTGATGGTGCCGTGGGAACATATAGCTCGGATGGGCATGTGGGACAGTAGCCTCTCACGGAAGGCCCTAATACAATGTGTCACTTAAACAGATTTTCAGTATTGTCATTCTCGATACCATAGTCGATCTGAGCGGTTATGCAATCAAGCAGGGCCAATAAAGCCTTTTCTTTTGTATCGCCCTGGGAAACTATGTCAAGCGTCGTATATTCAGCAATATAGCAACCCGGTTTTGATTGATAGACCCTCACTGTATTATCCATGGTTTTCACTTTCTCATCCTCTTCGCAAACCCAACAGCCAAATACATCCATGTCGAGTCCCCAATTTGTTCCACACTTACAACATTCATAGGTTTCTTCCTCGATTAGCCAGACCCGCAAAACATTTGTTAGTTTTTAATCTTCTTCCTTAAACGATATGAGAGAGATTTCCCAGTTTCCGACCTGTAATGATTCCCCCCATTTGGCAACCTGTTTAAGCGTTGTTCCCGGTGCGTAAACCTTTGTGTGGTTCCGACCGACTCGTTTTACGGCATTTACCAGCTTACAATCTACGATCATCCATTTTTCATCCATTTTTCATCTCCTTTGTTGTAGGGGCGGGGTGGAATCGAACCACCGATATAGGTTCCCTGAGTTTAAGCATGCCCTATGCGTTACCCCTACGCAACCGCCCCATATTTTCAAAATCTCTGTAAACGTACTGTTTTCAATGGTACCCTAATTTTCCGCGAGTCAATTGGTGCGGGCCAGTCCCGTATTAACCCCTATTTATAAAATCCGGTGGAGGATCTTTAATGAAGCGTTTTGCTGTCAGCTTCAATCCCTCGGCTTTTGCTTTTATGATTCTATGCCAGCCATCCATAGGATATCCATCTGATCTGAGAATGATCGGAATACCACAGTCAGCTTCCTTGACCCGTCTATAATGTGCAACATAATCTCTCAGGTTTGAAATTTTCCATCGGATTATTTCATCAAGTGAAATATCTGTTGTCTCAAATGGTCTTGCCGTGAGTTCCATGGCTGCACGAATTAATGTTGAATCCCTCCAAATATTTCCCTTAGCATCTATAAAACAATGTTTTAATTTCATTTTTTTTATCCCTTACCAAATATTTTTTAAATCGCTGAAATTCCTCATCCGTATCAAATTCAACCGGAAAATTTACCCCTACAACACCTATTCGTATTTTATGAGCTTTCCAACGTTTATATATAAAATAACCAGCGGAACGCTGAAAATTATCGCCTATAACATCCTGTAAAATATCATGATTAATGATATATGGGTTTCTTACATAAGTATGGTCCTGTGAGATGTTGTCAGCATTCAAATCTACTGCTATATATTTATTATTGGGAGCACGCACTATTCTTCTTTTGTTACTTGTCTCATTATTTATATTGCGATAGGCCGATACTACCACATCAAACTTTTCTGCTTTTTCGATCAATTTTTTAAACTGTGTTGGGGATATATAGTCATGACCACAAACAACCAAAAATCTTTTAGATAAATTATTTTTAAATATAGTAGGAACAGACGCAAAATTAGGGCCAGTTTGTTTAAGTTTGTAGAATACATGAAATGGTTCGATAATGCTTTTGATTGTTTGGTAATTTTTTTTGTTTATAGATATAAAAAATTTTTTCAGCCCTGCTGATTTAGCAGAGTTAATTAATAATTTAATCAGGGCTTCCCCGTTATATTCAATCAATGGTTTGCTGTGGTGTGGATTTAGGGCAGAGCTCATTCGTGACCCAATCCCGCCGGCTGCAATAACAATATCGGTAATCATTACCTACACCCGTGACACGAAGAGCATTGGCGACAGCCAATCTTCGTGCCCCTCTTTTTAATGTTATCGAACATGAAAGTCATAGTCTTCTCGATTCGATATTTCGGCTTCTGGTATTGCCTCTTTACTTTGTTAGATTTCATAGTAATCCTTTTTTGAGAGTTTAGCCTATCAAGATGCTGGCGTACATTCCCTGCAAATAGCATATCCGTCTGGAGCTGGTATCTGGCCAGAACCGTCACAGGTTTTACAGTTTTTTCTTTTAATTGCTTTAAGTTCTTTCTCACCCTCGGACCTCCAACTATTGCCATGGTTTTCATGTAAACAAAGCATCCAGTGTATGACAGCGGCCTGTTCTTCTTCAGCTTTTTCCGGAATGTCATGTCCGTCACTTCGGAGTATCTGAGCGATTCCGATACAGGTAAAATTGGGGCGGCCTAAAATCCATTTAGTTTCATCGTTTAGTTCGAACATGTTTTCTCCTTTGCGCTCATCTTTTCCTCCGACAGCCCCCGCAGATCGCCCCTCACACTTCGACCCCATCAATTAATTTATCAACGAGTTTCATCAATTCAGGGTCCGGAGATGTGACTGATCCGGGCTTGTGTTTTATTTCCCATTGAATATCCTTGAGACACGAATCACACACTCCGATGCGATACATGGCGTACGGTCGGCCACACTTTAAACAAAACGCTGATTCAATCATCTCAGCAATATAGCCCCGAACCTTGCATATTTTACCAGCTTCAATAGCATTTATTATGTCCACCTCCTGATCATTCGATGCTGTTTGACCCCAAGGTTTATTCCCATGTTTTCACGGAGATAATCGCCATGGATTTCAAAGCGAGAGTTTTTCTTTTTCCGCTTTTTAATGTCGTCAAAATCAGCATCCACATAATTTGTTGTAACAGCCATCCCATCCCAAAACTCTACTATTTCTATCATTTTTTATTCCTCTGGTTGTGGCCGCAGTCCCGTAGTTCGGTTTCAAACCAAAAAACCACCGGCTTTTCGACAGCCTCAATTAACCCAAATCGTTCAGCCGTTCTAAAGTTCACCGAAGTTTTTCTTGCACGTTTTACCTGTTCCGATATTTCAGCCCGAAACACTTCAACGCTCAGTACAGTTTTAAAGAGATTACACGGAGCGCATGACGGGACTATATTTTCAAAATTATCATTTTCTGGCCGTAATGCCCCCCCCTGTTTCGTGACATAGCGCCCATTGTCCCTAAAACTGTCAGTTTGCCTAAAGATTGGCTTTATGTGGTCGGCGTGCCAACCTTTTTTAGGGAGATCACATCCACACCACCAGCATCTACCATTCGTTTTATTCCATACTTCCTGTCGCTGTTTTTTTGTGAGCGCCATATTTATCCTTGTGGCCTATTAAGATTGGCCCGTACTTAACCCTCGTTTATAAAATCCGGAGCGGGGTCTTTCTCAAATCTTCGAGCTGTCAACTCTAAACCTTCTGATTTTGCTTTGATAATTCTATGCCATCCGTCCATCGGATAGCCGTCTGATCTCAGTATGATCGGTACAGAACAATCTGCATTTCGGACACGCCTGTAATGTGCGACATAATCTCTCAGATTTGCAATTTTCCATCGGATTACTTCTTCAAGAGACACATCCGAAACTTTAAAAGGGCTGACCGGAAGATACTTTGCGGCTTTTATGAGAGTTGAGTCTCTCCAAATATTTCCATTGTGGTCGATAAAACAGTGTTTAAGTTTCATTGTAATTCCTTTCTATGGTTGCGGCCACACCTTAAACAAAACGCTGATTCAATCATCTCAGCAATATAGCCCCGAACCTTGCATATTTTACCAGCTTCAATAGCATTTATTATGTCCACCTACTGATCATTCGATGCTGTTTGACCCCAAGGTTTATTCCCATGTTTTCACGGATATAATCATCGTGGATTTCAAACCGAGGGTTTTTCCGCTTTCGTTTTTTAATGTCGTCAAAATCAGCATCCACATAATTTGTTGTAACAGCCATCCCATCCCAAAACTCTACTATTTCTATCATTTTTTATTCCTCTGGTTGTGGCCGAAGGTCAGTTCCGTATCCCCGTTTCAAAAGTTTCAAAATTAGTTTATCGGGCTTGATAGATTTTACACGGAACAAACTTCCCTTGACTTCAACCTGTTCGCCTACACGAAAAGCCCCTGAGTTTAACGGGTATTCCCCTTCCGCTTGATCAAAAACATGTTCCGGTATTTCCTCAAACTTTCCATTTCCTGAATCCATTTTACTCCTCCTTTGATTTTATAATGCAGTACGAATGAATGCCGTAAACCCTGCCTAAATCCTCTTTGATGTAATCCTGGTGGATTTCCATCCGTGGGTGGTTTTTATGTCGTTTTTTCAGATCGTTCAGGTCGGCCTCAATATATATTTCGCTCTGCACCTCATAACCCGGCAATACCCTGGTACCGAATGGTGCGTCCGGGTCGTCTTGCACTTTGTTCCAAAATTTCGTTACTGTTATCATGCTATCACCCTTCCCGTGAGAGGCAGGCCCGTATCATCCTAATCTTGTCCCGCATGTTTCTTTAAAAGCCCCTGTTTTATTTTATCGATTAAACGAGATCCACATTTCATAGAGTCACCGTTGACCATCTTATCAAGGCTATGAGATTTAGATTTAATCCTTGACCTAAACTTACCGGCCTTCAGGTTCGCTAATTCCTCTACAGATTTAAGGGACAATACTTGTCTTTCTCTATTGTCGATCTGCGCATTAATATAGCCTGCATAATAGCCATTCTCGTATGCTAATTCGCAAACTCTAAGATCATCTTTTGTCATTTTCATTTGTGCTCCCCCATTAAATACCTATAAATTACTGTTTTACCTGCATATTCCATGCGCAAGCGTTGCAATCGGCCAGGCCCCTATGCCGGGTATTGATCCCAGGTTTCACCGCTCAACATTCTACCAGCTTTCTTTTTGCCAACCTTTTTCATTCTGTAATTTTGATCAAAGCGGTAAGACCCATCAGGCAACAAACCAAAAGTATTTGATTGCTCATACTTTGGGTTCTTGCATTGTTCCCATTCTCCCCATTGTTTGAAAAAAAAAGGCACGTTGGCCTTTATACATTGCCACGCCAAAGATGCCGCCCATTCCGGGTGCATCGGTCGTGCCCCTGGTCCCGATTCGCCGCCGCAGATAACCCAATCAATAGACGGAAGTTTTGTTGATTCTATTCTTCCGAGTGACCAATCAATATCAACCGGCCCAAGCATCGGCTCAACAGAAACAAACCTGGCAGCAGCCGGGATCTGCAACAGAATAGGGATTCGCTCATCGGCTCTTTTCTGGTTTTCGGCGGTGGTACCTATCAATATATTGGGAATAGGCCATGTATCACACCAATCCTGTCTCTGTAAATGATACCCAAGATCACCGTTTAGTAATTGTTCTGCTCGTTCAGGACGCTTTGTTAAAAATAAAAATTGGTGCCGGGGCAACATTCCAGCGATTTGAAATATTGAAAATAACCAATTCCATTCAACATCATCGTGAAAAATATCGCTCATCGAACAGACAAATATTCTCTTTGGTTTTTTCCAATCCCCGGGTTGATGTAATCGGTCTGGTTGGTTTGTAACCTTGAACGGCTCATCTTTAGGATACCCATACCGACCGGCCAGGCGTTTTGACATGCGTTCGGCATAGCAATTTTGGCACCCTTCAGATATTTTGGTGCATCCTGTTACCGGATTCCATGAAGCTGTTGCCCACTCTATGCTTGTTTCTGCCATTTCAAATACCTCCTCCTTATTATGCCGATTCCCATACTTCTCAAACCATTCCGAAGATACAGGATTGCCCCGGTACCCACACTCAGGACATTCTTTCATGTTGATAAAGTTTTTCCGTGGTTGCATTTCCACCCCGCAATTCGGGCAATGTGTTTTCTCTGATTCAATTATTTTCATTGCTCTCCACCCTTTTAAATTCCACAACCCAAACCCAAGGATTCGATTTCCACGAATGCTTTTTTTTGTTGATCAAGTCCCATAAGTACATAAAAGATGTGTGCGCATTAGGTGCGTAGGTGTTGTAGTCATCAATCGTAACCCCGTAAAAATCTTGGCTACTGTATTTATCTCGTTCAATGAATTGTATACCCTCTTTTATTGCATCCTCGTTTGAAATATCCTGCACCCGTTCAACCCGGACGTTGGTGATTTCGAGATTGATACGTGAGGCCCACCGGGGCATGAAGATTGACGGTTTCCACTTGCACAGCTCATCTTCCAGGTGCGATGGAAAGTCACCATCGGCTCTATAAAAAAGACCATCATCTTCAATGCTGCTGTTGGTTATAAAGGCAAATGTTTCCTTCACATAAAGACGATCACCGGGAACACCGTAGGGGCACTTGGCATAGTTTTTTATATAATAATTGCGCCATTCGCTTTCAGTGAGAGTTTCATCAAGTGTTTTTGATAGTTTAACAACCCTCCGAGTTACAGATTTTCGATTGTCTAATATAGCCCTCACCATAGGGGCGGAAAAAAGTATCGGTTTTTCCTTCATGGTTTTTATCCTCCATATAATACTTATAATCTACTGAAATGTTTAAGTAAACTCTGCGATATTATTTATTTGTGCCAGGCCCGTACTACACCCTTTTCCCAATTATACCTAATAATTCCCCCATGGCTTTATCACGATCACTTTTAATCCTGTTCAACAGTTCGTTAGTTTCAATGGCAATCGTTATGCAAACGATACATACGGTTGTCCACTTTCCCGTTTCTGTGTAAACACCATAAATGAGGATAGATGTAAGAATCCATCGGAGTATATCAGTGCGTTTAGTTTTGCTTAACAGATACATCAAAGCCTCTTTGGTTGTGACTTTCATCGTTATTTTTTCCTTTTATATTCCACAAGAAACGGCCTCGGGCTCCGGATCAGTCCGGGAACGTTATGCCGTGGTTATTTTTGATCCGTTGGCCGGGCTCCGGTTTCGGTGGGTATAAAACACCCTCTATTTCTTTTATCTGCTCAATAGTGCAATTCTCTGACATGTCGATTTGATTAGATAGAATCTGATGAAGTGCCGATAATATTAATTCTGTTTCTTGTTTCATGATTGCTCCATAAAATTGTTCACAAATTGACCGCGTTTTTGGTTTAATTTGGAGAGATTTGGAGAGAAAACAAAAAAAGGCTTTCAAGCCTAATCGCCTGAAAACCCTTGGTGTTATTGGTGGGCCGTCCGAGAATCGAACTCGGAACCTACTGATTAAGAGTTATCCGGCGATTTCAATTATTTCAAATACTTAAAATCCATTGTTCGCATTTTGTCCGCATAACGTGCGTTCAATATGAGAACTTTCTCCCCTCCCTCTTGAGCGTCTCCTGTAAAATCTTTGCGTAAATTTCGGTTGTTTTTATATCAACATGCCCGAGCCATTCCTTGACGACCTCAAGGGCAATCCCGCTTTTTAACATCTGCGTGCCGAATGTATGCCGGGTGTGGTGAAGGTGAACATCCTCAATACCGCATGCCCTGGCGATCACCTTAAACGCTTTGGTATACTTTGACAGGTCGTTCCAATGGGTGAAAACATATCCGATGTCTTTTTCCTGGCCCATAGCCTCTTTTGTTCCGGACAGGATAGGTATGGTTCTTTCTTTATCGCCTTTTCCGATCAGCCGCAGGGTATCACCGTGGACATCCTGCCATTTCAGCCGGGCTATTTCTTCTCTACGAGCTCCGGTCCAAAGAGCAAATTTAATTACCCGGTACATTTCATAATTATTTTTCGTGGCATATTTGAGCATATTTTCGCGTTCTTTGTCGGTCAATATTCTCGGATGCCGTTCCGGGAGCTTGAACTCGACAACCGGCACTTTCTTTTTAATGTCACCCCAAGCATGGGCCTTATTCAAAATGCCCCTGATATGCCGGAGGTATGTATTGACAGATACTTTTTTAACCCTTCTGGTCAAGCAGATAGCCTTAAATTCGTCTATTTTATGTTCATTGATACGTGAGAGTAGGGTAGAGGCTCCAAACGCCTCAGAGAGCAGCTTGAAGGCCAGTTCATAGGCTTCAATGGTCTTGTCTGATATGTCGGTGTGTTTCAGGAAAAAGCGATCCTTGAATTGTTTAATGGTAATCCGTTTTTTATCGTCAAGTTCTTCAAGTTTGCCCTTTAAATATTTGCGCTTCATTATATTATAAAGCGCCGTGGCCTCTCGTTTGTTTTTGGTTTTGAGAGCACGCGGTTTATCGCGCTCAAACTCGTAATAGTAATATCCGTTTTTTCTTTTAAATAGTCGCATGGATATTTTCATATTATCCTGTCCTCAACAATGCAAGTGCTTTATCTTCCAGGTATCCGGCTTGGTTGTTTCGATACTCATCGATGGAATATCTATCGAATATCCAATCACCGCGCTTTGAATCGGGATCTTGGAAGCCTTTAATGTGGCCCTCTTCGGCCAGTTGTTTGAGGCGCTCCTTGCCGATGGACGCCCATGCAGCGGCTTGTTTCAGCTTTAACCACCTGGGCCATTCTTTATATGTGGAGGGATTATTCAACTTAATTCAACCATTCAACAGCTTCGTCGTATGCCTCTTCATATCCATTGCCTATGCGTTGATAGAGGGCCTTTTGCATGTCTCCCGGGAGTTGCTTGTAACAAGGAAAACAAAAGGATCTCATTTTCTGTTTTGACCTTCCGCATTGACATTCTCCGCTTTTGAGCTCGTTCGAGTAGAATTTAAAATCTTTCACAATATCTCCAATTGTGGTGGTAAAAGCCTTCACCGCCGTTATTGCCGTTGCCAGCTGTATTAACGGCTTCGAGCAGGGCTTTTCTTTCCAGAACCGGCAAAGACATCAATCTTTTGGCCCAACGGTCTTTTCGCCTCTTGATCCGTTCCCTATCCCTGTAATCCCTTCCCAGATACTTGTAATCATGCAGTTCGGTCGGTTTCGGATAATTCATCCAGACCCATTCCCGGGCTTTGCCCTGGCGTGTGCTGGCCTCAAAAGTCATTGATCGCCAATTCCAGAGGGTTGTGTGGTAGAGCTCAGAAAAATATCCGGAGATCATCACCATGCAGGGAAGAGAGATCAGGGCATTCAACAGGCCGATATGATCGTCCCGGGTCATTTCAAAGTTATACCTGGTGTCAGATTTTCTGGTGTTGTGAAGATAGGGGGGATCCGCGTAAACGAATGTACGATTATTGATTAACAGTTCATCGCCCCACTTTTTATTCAACCACCTGGTTGCATCGCTATTTACGATGGTAAGCGATCGCGTACTTTTCCATTGGTCGACAACCTCCGGATCCACATCAATACCAATATTCTTATGTGCTGGTTTTTTATATCTCATGACCGCACCGGCCCCTAAATGAGATTCAATATAAATGTCATGCGAGGGGATCTGGTTTATCAGCGTTTGATAGACTCCTGCACCGGCTTTGCCCCCGAAATAGCTTCCAGATCCCGTACCGCTATTTATGGCGGTTAGGTCCTCATCGTTGTATGTGGTGGTGGCTGCCGGTATCATCATTTTTTATTGAGACCCCTGTTCAGACATCGGCCTGCCCGATGCTTACTTGACCCGTCAGGGGAGCCGGGTGGAGGTATGCCTATGCCTCAATATTAGCGCGTTGAGGCTCGCGCGACTGAATATCCATTTCTTTGATAAATCGTGATATCGGGTTATGATAAATCTTGCCCGATTTGCTTTCCTTGGTTTCCGGTCGGGCTGTGAGGATCAAGTGATCTTCGGCCCTGGTGACCGCTACGTAGCAAAGGCGGCGTTCATCCTCTATATTATCAGAGGATATCGCCTGTTTTGAGGGGAGAAGGCCCTCGTTCATGCCGGCTATGATGACAATCGGGAACTCAAGGCCTTTCGCGCCATGGATCGTCATCAGTTGGATCCCTTCAGTTTCTTCGGTGATTTCATCCTGCAGGTCATAGGTGGCCAACCAGTCAAGATATAGAATGATTGGGCCTACTTCGCTCGGAATGTCTTTCATTTTCGGGTGATCATTTTCCCATTTCAGAATAAAATCACAGATATCCTTGGTGTTAAATAGCACGCCTAAAGATTCCCCCATAATGCGAACCAGTCCACCAAGGTCGTGTGACCGGGAGGCAATTTCAATATCACGCCACCACGACTCTCTGTAGTTATCTTTCCATGCCTGAAAATGGCTTTTTCCTTCCATAATTGACCGAAATCGAACCTTGCTATATTCCCCATCGCTTAAATTAATGAAGTCCTTAATCAACAGAAATGCAAAGTTGTCATAGGGATTGACGATCAATTTCAAAACAGCGTGGAATCGTCTGAACTCTTCTGACCTGGTGAGCTCAGTTTTGCGGCCCACATAGGTATGCGGAACATTTTCTTCCTTTAGTATGGAAGAAAGTTTCTTTAATAGGATGTGGTTTCTCGACAAGATCGCCATGTCCTTTAGGTCAAAGGCTTCCAGTTCAACAATTCCCTTCAGGTATCCGGCCAGGAAGTTACTATCGAAGTTTCGTTTTACGGTGACCACATCCTTGTTGGAATTCCTGGTGGCAATCATGGTCTTTTCAAGGCGTGATGAATTGTTGACGATCAGTTGATTTGCTGAATAAACAATGTCCAAGTCAGACCGGTAATTTAGTTCAAGACGATAAATGTCGAATTCGTCTTGGTGTTCCAGAAGATATTCCGGTACGGCACCGCGAAAGGAATAGATGCTATTGCAAGTACAAAGGCCGTCGGCAACGTAGGTGTGATATTTTTCAACATCTAAGCTATAAACAGACAATTTTTCTACATTCTCAAACGATATGTCTTTTATCGGGGACCATTTTATAAAACGGGTGCCTTCTTTTTGCGGAAGACAAAAGAATCCTGCCCTCAAATTATGGGTAGATATCTGAAAAATTGTTTTCCCCCCCTGCTTTTTATGGTCGCCGTTATTATTAAAAAATGGGTGTGCCATACTAAGTTTATGATCGGAAAGAATTTTCTTTGCGTTTGTTTCCAGGTGCCACAAAGAATTAAAAACATAATCGATTCCTTCTTGGTCATAGTATTTGGCATTATTGGTGGCTTTAAATGTGATGGTGGGTATTCCATACTGCGCAGCCAAGATGCTTTCCAATAGAGATGCTTGTTTTTTTGTATCGCAAAATCTTAATATCCAAGCACAATCTGCGCCTTCAAGGCGAACGCGAGTATAAAAATGAATGCCCGGGTGTCCGTTCCTGAATAGTTGGCACCATCCTATTCTAAATCGATTTCCTTTTTTCATTAAATAGACAACATTCCACTTGTGGTCCCTTGCCCAATCTGACCATTTCACATACCATTTATGATTATCGGTACACGATGTTGCCTTACCTCCTTTAACCCTGATCGTCCTAAGAATTCCTGTAAATTTTCTTTTTTTGATTGAAAATTTATATCCTTTGTTATGGCCGCCATAAATCATGGCGTCATGTTTGCAATATACCTTCAATTCGTCCTTTTCAGGATCAAGTGATTCAATTGGCTTCGCTCCATTGGTAGTAATAACCATCGTCCCTTCAGGTTGGCATTGATCGATGTCACCCACCACAAAGAGGGATGCACCGAACGCCTCAACCATTTTGTTGATGATTCTCCACTGAAGGGGATCGATGTCCTGAACTTCGTCGACAAGGATATGTTTGTAATGAAGATGCTTTGCCATGGTATCGATGAGCATTTCCAGGCCGATCAGGAGGCCGCCGTAGGTCAATGAGTTGTTTTCGCGGCAACGAGCCATAAAAGCTTTGAACAGAGGATAGGTTTTATCCAACTCATTCGGAACAATTCCTTTTTGATAATAATTATTTAAAGTAAGATCGATGTCCGCCTTCTTGGGATTCCAACCCTTTTTAAAGACTCCCATTTCTTTGGCGATTTCTTTTAGGAGAAAGGCCTCTTCCCATGCCCCATATACTGTAATAGAGTTCGGCCGCATGCCGATGATCTCCCCGAACCGATGGAGCATGCTCAATGCCAGTGAGTGCATGGTTCCCATGGTGACGTTATGGGCGGTCGACCCCAGGCGGTCTTCAAGACGGGTTTTCATCTCCTGGGCGGCTTTTCTGGTGAAGGTGAACGAAAGAATTTCATAGGGCGAAACTTTTTCATCTTCAACCAGGTGCGCTATTCGTTCGGTCAGAACTCGAGTCTTTCCTGATCCGGCCCCGGCCAAAACGAGCACACTTTTTCCTTTGGCGAATACGGCTTTTTCTTGGTTTTTGTCTAATTGCATAGTTCCCCCTTTTCATAGTACCTCCGAGTTTTTGAATCATAGTTGAGTAGGTCTTTTTTCATATGGCAGGGCAGGCACAGTAAATTGCAGTTTTCAAATGTGTCCAACCGAAGGATGCTTCGTTTAATGACATGATCAATGGTGAGCTGTCTGGGCTTGAATTTTTTAAGACAGGCACGACAAGTATAATTTTGAAGCAGCATTACTTGTTTCTTGAATTTGCTATATGCGTGACCCTTACCCAGGTTGACGGCCTGTTTTGGAACGGCAAACCCCGTCCAGTCCACCGGCAGTTTCCTTCTGGGTTTTATTTTGGGATCAGGAATTATCATTTTGTTGGATTTAAATATGCTGTTTCGCCATGATAAGTTTTGGCGGCTTCATTATATGCCTTGGCAGCTTCTTTTCGGTTTTTATAAAGACCAAGGTGAATTTGTTTGTGGTTAACCGTGATATAGGCTCTCCATTTATTAGTTGGCTTGTGCATGGACACACCTTTATATTTGCCAATCGGTGGTTTTTGAATCATAGCGAGTCGTGAATTTTCTTTATTTGATAGCCAGCGACAATTTTTGGGTTCGTAGCTTCGACTAGAATCAATACGATCTATCGTAAGGATATCATTATATCCGTTGCTGTCAGCCCAGTCTTTAAACGCCAAGAAGTCCTTTTTCCACTCATCACAGACGATAACGCCTTTCCCACCGTAGTTTTTGTATTGATGGTCATTGGGGTTGCTGCATCGGTAGTTCATTTGTCCCCAAATTCGGTAAAGTCGGGTTTTAGTCATCCCATGTTTAAACGTTCGTTTCGCCGTTGCTTCGCTAAGCAGACACCCGCAACTTCTGGTATTTCCAGAAACCAAGCTTCTGGCAAGGACTACGCTTGTGTTGCCACAATCGCATTGGCACTTCCATAATATCTCACGGAATCTGGTTATGCCTTTTTTGCGGACGACCAACAGCCTTCCAAATTTTTTTCCAATAAGATTTAATTTTTTACCCATTGTTCAAACCTTCGTTTGGATCAGGTAAATAGACACCATGTTCGATGCTCGCCCATCGCTGAATGCGTTCTATATAATCAACAAATTCTTTGGTGTTGAGCCTTGTCGTGCTTTTGACTGTTGGCAGGGGTGATTCGTGCTTTCTGAGAAAATGCCACTTTAAGGCTTCGTGCATTTCTTCCTTTTCGTACCCAAAATGATCTCCCAGGGTTTTGATAATAACACCCCAGTAATAAGCGTTTTGTTCCAAAGAACGGTCCTTCTTGGGCGTCCGAATCTCAACTTCAAGGTCATCCCCGTTCCGGAACCTTTTTAGGAATTTCCGGAGCTCGGGTTTGTCCTCGATAATGAGTTTCAGATTAAAAACGGTGCTTTTGAAGGTTTGTTTCATAATTCGGTTACTGTAAATCCTTCTGGAATTGCACCGCTTGATGAATGACAGGTATTTACAATCACCTGAGGACCATCGATGTTCGAAAGCTGCTCAAGTAAACCGGCGAGTCGGTCTTCGTCTGTTTCCGCAGCTTCATAAATCAGAACATCGGCCTGCAGCGCATGAGACAAAGCACCATCGAAAACGATCCTTTCGCCACCGGATAAGCCGTTATATGGTTTAATCTGTCCATCGATCTCCCACCCGAAAAAGACTTTGCCGTTTATCGTAAAAACGGCGACCCCTTCCGGAAGAACCTCGTTCATCTTTTTTGTGAGTGCCGCCGCGGTCGACGCAACAGCTTCCGCTTTCTGGCCTTTCAATTCGGCCAGTTCATCTTTCATTGCGGAAACGTCGTCCTCCAGGGGTGTGATCTCTACACGGTTTTTCTCGATCTGTTCGTCCAATCCCTGGGCTTTGAGAAACAGGGCTTCCTTTGCTCGGAGATTCTTTCCCTTTGTTTCCAGGCCTTTTAATTTGTCTTGCATTAATTGAATATCCATTAGGCGGCCTCCTTTCTCAGAAAGAGCATGGACTCTTTTTTGCACTGAAGAACTACGGCCATAGCGTCTACCTTTTCAGCCACGGCCATAATGCGGTTGATGGAATCCAGAGGGTCCGGGGTTGTTGGAATGTTCGCTGTTTTCCTTTTAAGGGACGATTCAGCGTTTTGTCGGTTTCTTTCATCCGGATCCAACCGGCTCGAAGCAGACCCAATGCCCGGTGACTCGGTTTTTTTTTCCGGCTTCTCGGTGTCCCGGACATTCGCAGGGCCTCTATCGATCAACTTGGCTTTTCGTGCCTTCTCTTCCAGATCCCGTTTCTCTTCAGCCTCTTTTTCTGCCTTTTTTGTGGCTTCCAGGGCTGCAAGATCTTCCCGAGCCTTGGAAAGCTCGGCATTGCAAGCCTTGTATTCATCTTTAGTTTTACCTATTTCATCCCGAATCTCTGCCAGGGACCCGGAGGGAAGTTCGATTTCGGCCTTGGCCTTCATCAACTCAGAAACCACGCTTTCCTTGCCCTTGATGCTTTTTTGTTTGGATAAGAGGTCATAGGTTAGCTCCTCTATTTTGACATCCAGCTTAGATACATCGTCACCAGGCGGGAAAAGGTCGAACAGGTAATCGATCTTCTTTTGATCGGAGAGGTCAAGAAATGCTTCCCCCAGATCAAGGATGGATGGAGCTCCGGCCTTGGCCATCTTTTCAATAAAGTCGGATTTGTTGGCCTTTCTCCTGTTGATGAGAAAGTCTTGCTTGACGGTTCCTTTTTTATCGCGGGAAAATCGTCTCAGGTAATGAGTCTTTTTGATCTCTCCCGACACAAACAGTTTTTCCCCGGCCCCGAAGTTGTCCAGGATCGCTGCGTTCTGCTTGGCTGTACCCGGAACATACCCCAAACAAAGAAGCATGAGCGCAATGGACCTGGCGCTTTTACCGGACCCATTGCGGCCTATGATGAGATTCTTTTCAGAAAGATCCTGGGTGAAGTCCATACCCTTGAACCCTTCTGCTTTTATTTCTGTTATCATGGTTACCCCCTGTTATTCGGCTATTTGCAAATCAACGATCTCTTCCACCTTTTTCATGACCGCATCGGCGTGTTCGAATGTCGGATTCTTTTCATTGAACTGGTCAAGCTGCAGCTCTTTGACGGCTTGCCTGTATTCACTCGGAAAGTTGTCTTTGGTGGCGTGATAGTTTGCGAACAGCTTTTTTGCTTTGTCGGTCAGAGATTCTACATTTTCCTCTTTCTCTGCAGGCGCTTTGGTCTCTGACACCGTTTCATGTGGTACATCGATCGGTTGTTGGTCTTCCGGGTCCGTTTCAGATTCGATGGTTTCAAACCCGGCTTCATCAGATACGCGCTCGTTTCCGGTTTTTGATTCAATTTGAGGAGTATCAGACCGGAATTCGTTCCCGTTGTCGGTGATCAGGCCGCCGACCTTGCTCTGCAGCTGTGAGTAAACCGTTGAGTCCCACTTGATGATGTTTCCGGATACCGGTCTCCAGCAGAGGACCGACATATCCCATACAGGCCCAGGGGCTTTCTGAAGGGCTGAGAGATGTTTCAGCGCGTTCCTTTTGGCAAAGGTTTGGGCGAAGTCCATTGATTTCTTTTCCCGGTTCAGGATTTGGGAATACCACTTCAACGCTTCTTCATGAGATGTGTCCACCCAGAGCTTTGTGGATTCGTCAAAAGGGTAGCAAGTCCATGTCCCTTCTTCTTCCGGCTTTTCCATGTCGGATGGAAGCAACCTGAAAGCCTGGGGGAATTTTTTTGCTTTTGCCAGAAGATCGATCAGGCGGTAAGATGGTGTATCGAAAATGGTGGTCCAGTCCGATACCTGGGGTATTCCCTTGGATGAAAACCGAAAGGCAACTGCTCGTGCATGTACGGCCAGGATTCTTCTGTTTTTCGTGTCCCTCTCCGCAAATGGGTTAAGGCACAACTGGTGATTGACCAGTACCTCTTTTGGAAAAATCACACATGCGCCGGCGCTTTCAGCCCACTTTTCGTATCCCTGAGCAGAAATAACAAAGGGTCCTTGGGGGGTGGGTTTAATTAATGTGCCTTCGTTCTCCGAGAGGGTAAGCCTTTGCCGAAATGCCTTGATTTCTCCATCGGCGTCTTTCAGTGCAAACGCTTCGTCGACACCCAAGCTGATTATGTCCCCTTTCAGGGCTCCTTGTATAACCTGAAATTCGGGACGTTCCTTAATCCCGTCTATGGCCTCAAGGTTTGCCATAGCCTCTTCGATAGTAAGTTGTTTCGCGGGTAAATTCATTAGTTACCTCCTTCTGGTTTTCTGTTTATGCTGCGATATCGATAAATTAATCATGCTTGTGAATCATCTGTTCATAATCCAGCTGCATCTTATTGAGCATTTTGACCATTTCGTTTCGTTCATCCCAAACGGCCGGATTCCACACATCGGTAGGAAGAGACTGAAAACGGTCTAATTGTTCCTGCATCTGTAAAATGTTTTGGTAGGTCTCTTCGATGAGGTCTTTTAGTATCAT